ATAGCGTCATTATTCTTTTCATTTGTAGCTTTTACCATTTCAGCTTTTTTACCTTGCAACCACTTAGTTATTATATTAACCCACTCTTTATTTTGAAAAGAGTTTATAGGTTTATCTGTAGTCGGGTCGTATTTAGTATGTTTTATAAAAGTATCAATTTTTTTATCCATTGTTGGGCCATATGCTTTCATTTTTTCCCATATAGTACCAAATTCTGAATTTATGTTTAGTTGCTCTTGCTGACGCAGTGGACTTCCGTAATTCATAGGCGCGCTAGGCATCCAGTTTTCTCTATATCTTTTTATACTTAAATCACGCCTTGGAAATGGAGATTTAAACTGTATAGGTGTTTTGTATTGTGTAGGGGCATCAGACTGAAGATCACCGTTAAAAAATCCTCTAGACTTCATTTTTAACAGTTGCACACCTTCAACAGGATATTTATCTAAAAAATCGCTGTAAATTTTTTGACTTTTATCAACATCATTATAGTCACTGTATTTTTGTTGTATCTCAGCTAAAGAACTTTCAACTTCTTGTAGTTTTGTTGTATAATAACCTCTAAGTTTTTTCCATTGAGCAGCAGAAAGCTCACCTGTTACAGGTACACCAGCGTTTCTAAAAATTTGTTTCATTGCTCCATTAGAACCTTTAAAAACGTTTTTATTAAAAGATATTGTGCGTAAACCGTTAGCATCTTCTTTTATATCAAAGCTATAATTCCATGATTTTCCTATAGCATCTTTACCTTTACTGACATAACCAGATACCTGACCATCGTTATTAAACACGCTTTTATTTGTAAATTTTCTAAACTCACCACCACCTAAAGCGTTTGATATTCCAGAGTTTTTGCCAGATGTAATACCAGCTACGTTTGGATTAACATTGTTTTTAGGATAACTATTATTTATTTGGTTTCTTTGTTTTCTGTTATAACTTTGTCCTGCTCCTATGTTTTGATTTGCATCGTTTGCAGTTACAGATTGTTGACTTCCTAGATTATCTCCTGTATTTTCTTTACTAGTAGGCGTAAGTGTATCGCCACCACTGTCATCTTTTCTAATATCACCACCTAGAGTGTTATCATCAGGATCACCGTCATCTTTTCTAATATCACCTAGAGTTTTATCATTAGGATTAACTACATTACCACCGTCATCTTTTCTAACATCTCCACCTAAAGTGTTGTCATCAGGATCACCATCATCTTTTATAGTATCTCCACCTAAAGTGTTATCATCATCAAGATTTTCTTTTTCTTTGTTTTCTTTTCCTTTTTGTTTAATTTTCCTAAATTTTTCTTGATGCTCCATTATTTTAGATAAAGTGTCTTTAGCATCACTTACTTTTGACCACTCAGGAAAACCACCTAAATATTCTCCTTCACCAGCTTTAGCTTCTAATGAAGTAAGCCAAGGGTTTGACTTACTTGTTCCACCCGTAGCTATGTTGTAAGGTTGTTTAACTTTAAAAGGGCCTTTTGGTTTTTCGTGAACATAACCCATTTTACCCATGCGTACATGATCTTCATGCGTGTTAGCCTCATAACCCTTACCTGTTTCAGGGTCATACATCATATGTTTTTCAAATTCTTTTGCCATATCTATAATTTATTAAGCACCTGCTTTGTTTGCTTGTATTTGAGTTATTGCTCCACCAACTCCACCAGCTAATTCATTAGCACCAGACCACATTGCGGTATTAGCTTTTATTAAACCCTCTGTTGCAGCAGCTTTTTCAGCAGCAGCCATTCTTAGTTGACCAGTAATATTTTCTTGTTGTTTGTTATAAACGTATTGCTCACCTTGTGCTCTTTGATTTTGCAATTGAGCCGCTTGTTGTGCTTGAGCCATTTGATTTGCTCTTTCTTGTTGAGCAATACCAGCGGCTGTCTTTTGTGCAGCTTGTTGACCTTGATTCATTATTTGTTGAGCTAGACCAGCTATACCAGATCCACCAGCCGCCCCTTGTAGAGCTTGCATAGTGTTAGCTTGATTAACAGCTGTTTGCTGTGTTTCGTAAGCAACCTGCTGTTGGTTGATTGTTAAATCCTCCATAGTGTTTTCCATGTCGGCATAAGGATTAGAGAGCTCTAAGCCTTGTAAGGCTCTTTTTTGCTGTGCCATTTCACGGTTTGCACGCTCTTGCTCTCTTTGTCTAGCTTTACGCTCTTGATTTGCTGCTATCATTTTACTGGCACCACCTACAACGGCAACACCAACCATTACCCAACTCATATTATATTGTTTTTATTATTAATATATTCTTCAAATTCTTCGTAATCTTTTACTATTATTTCTTTTTCTAACTGCTTTAAATCTTCTGTGTTAGTAGGATTAGGATAAACATTAACCCAAACAGAGTCTTCATAAGCATATATAACTCTTTTTGAACCCGCTGCAGCTTTTACATAGCAAGGTGCCATGTAATCATTAACGTTTGTTTCTGAAGCAACAGATAAATGCCCAGACAATAAAAACCAGACATGTTCGTTTTTATGTATTTTTCCTATTACCGCTGAGTCTTTTTTCATTGACATTTGCCTAACATAAACACCATCAACAAACATATGTTCTAGTGGAAATACTTTTGTGTCACCTTTTACGATATTTTTTCCATCTACAAGAGGTATTAGTGCTTTTTCTGCTTCTAATATTTTACTTCTTACTTGTAATTTTTGTTCTTTTTTTACTATATCTTTCATTAAATTTAACTTATATGTACTATAGTCACACTTTTTGCTAATTATTTACTACTTTCCCACATGTCAGCACTTATACCAAAAAGCTCTGCTTCTTCAGTAGAATTATTTCTAAAACATACTTCTGCATAATAACCTTTTAAACCGCTGTTGTTTGCTTTTTTATTTTTACTAAATAATATAAAATCTGTTGCTGATGGCAGAACAGTGTTAGCATCGTGCTCTACAACCATACTTAATCTATCAGTAGCTATAGAGTCACACGTGCCTAAAACAACAACGTCTGATGTAGATGCTGTGTTAAAACCAGCTGTCAAAGTTGTAGGGCAATATAATATTAAGTCTCCAGCTTGAACAGAAACTTGTATAGGTATTGTAAATGTTAATGAAGCTAATGGCATATTTTATTATGTTAATGTTATTGTTATATTAGCAGACGAACTAGCGTTTATACCGTCGCTAACAGTATAAGAAACTGTATCTGAGCTACCAGTAGAAGGAGCGTTATATATTATAGATTTACCATCACCACTTATTATAGCCGTACCACTTCTACCACCACTAGGTATTGTTGCTACAGTCAAGGTACCAGTGTGAGTTGTACAAGAATCTAAAGGTTCTATAATTATACTACCGCCCAGTGGACAAGTAAAAGCGTCATCACCAGTAAACGCCGCCGCTGTTGGTGCAGAATAAGCTGTTACAAAATCATCTAAAGAAAGTGTTGTTGTAACATCAGTGTTACCAACTTGATCTACATAACCGTCTACATTAAGATTTACAGTTGCTGTTCCAGCTCCAGTAACCTCTACTTTTGTTATATAAATAGAACTACCAGCTTCTGAAAAACTTAAATAAGAATTAGCTGGTAAAGTTTGGTTTGATGACATCACCAATAAACCAGCGTTACTTATAGAAGAAACAGTTGGATACCCAGTTATGTTATCACCTTGTATTAAATCACCAACTTTTATTTTATACGAGTTTACCGGTGAAGATCTTAGCTGCACAATATTACTATTACTAGCGAGAGAAGTTGTATAATAATAAGTATAACAACCGTCATTTAATCTAGCATTAACACTATTTTGTTTAAAGTCTTGAAACGATGGTTGTCTAGATATTCCAACTGTTCTAGTAAATACTAATGTACCAGAAATAGTTTCTGTAGAAGTTTTGCTTAAAACAATAGTAGCACTACCATCAACAGTTATTGTTGTATCAGTATCAACGCCTGTTCCAGTAACAGCATCACCGGTTTGTAATTTTAAAGCTGCTGAAGTTGCTGTTAAAACAACGGAAGTACTAGCGTGTGTATGTGATGAAACAGTTCCATTAACCGTATAAGCTAATCTTTGAGAATAAGTAAAATACCCATTGTTAACAGTTCTAGGTGTTATTCCATAATAATCATTAGTTGGAAAAGAATTTGTTACAACGTTTTGGAGTTTAGAAAGCGGTATTTTATTTAAAGGATTTAATATAGTTGTTGATGCTGGTACAGCTCCATTAGTAGTGTGTGCCGCAACGTTTAACATATAGTCAACCTCTCCAAGTTGAAACAAGTTTATTATATAAGGGTTTTGGCTAGAGCTACTTGTAGAAGATGTTGTTGTTCCAGTAGGTGTTAAAGTTACCTTGTAACTTTTATCATAGTTAGCTTCTTTAAAAAAGGCTTGTATAAAAACTTTGTGTTTGTTTTTGTTATCGTATCTAGCTAATAAACCAGGGTCTACTATAGTGCCTTGTAGTTTTGTTGCTTCTCTTGTAAAAATTTCATTTTCAAAATCATAAGAAAGATTATTGTTGTCTTCAACTTTCAAATCATAGGTAGCGCCAGGAACGCCATAAACACACACGTAGTAGTCTTTGCTTTCAGCGGGTATAATATCATTATTTTTATGTCCTTCAACAACAACATTATAGATACATGTTTTCATAGTTGGATACGCTAACACGTTTGGCATCGTAGCATATATAGTGTTTCGTTTAAGCCTCTCACCAGATAATAAAACTTTTCCAGTGTCATAAAATATATCATAAGAGACTTTAGTTAACAATGTTAAGTTGCTAACCGAACTAGTATCTTCTGTTCTTAAATCTAGTCTTTCAGATATTATAAATCTATCAGCATTATCACCAGATATTCTAAAAGAAGGTTCTGAAGGCATATAGTAATTAACACTAGCCGCAAAATCAAAGGAGCCTAGTTTAACAACAGAGTTTATAGGTAAACCATTTGTATACGAGCAAGCTCTAGTACGAGTAGATCCAGAGGTAATATTACTAACACTACTAGTGCCAAGATCAGAATTAAAAGTAAAGCCAGTTACAGCGTTAGAAACAATGTTGTTAACAATGTTCCAATTAGCTGCTCTTTTTGGTAAGTGTGCCGTGCCGTCTATATCAACTTCTATAGTAACAGCTGTTGATGGCATTGTAAAAGTTTGTACTAAATTAACTCTAGCTATAACCTGATTAGAAGGATCTAAAGCTGTTGTGGTGTCAGAAAAGTTAACACTAGCAACTTCAACTGGTAAAGTAGAACCTATAGTAAAGTCAGAAGCTTGAACTGTATAACCTGGGTTAGCAGTTATTATAATATCGTAAGTACCAGGCATTGTGCCGGCTGCTACACTATCTCCTGAAAACTCTACTGTTGTTGGTTGTGATGTTGTATAATTGTTTGCCATAATTAATCTGTATCTCCAGTATCTTTAATTGTTACTTTATTTCTTACAACAGCTGTATCTGTAGCTGTATTATCTGTAGAAGAAACAACGCTACTAATAGCAGATAATTTACCTATACCTTGTGTTGAAAATGTTTTTGGATCAAAATTAGTAATGTTGTTAGATTTATTACTTCTTATAAAATTAAACCATTTACCTTCTTTTCTTTTGAACTCAGGTATATATCCTGTTTCTAAATCTGTTTCTATATAGCTAGAATACCAACCATCAACAGGCGCATTATTGTAAAATTCATCGTCAGTTATATTTGCTAAAACTCTAGACTGAGTTCCTTCGTAATTTAACGAGCTAAAATGCTTTACACTACTTGGTATATCGTTAAAAAGAACACAAACCTTAGACACGTGTTGTATTCCGTAGAAATTATTTCTAGTTTCGCTGCTATGGTGTTCATATATATTACCACCTCTAAAAGTATAATATTTATCATTAAGACTTAAACCAGATTCTTTTAACCAAGACTGAAACGTTACCCAACCTTTGCTTTTTTCACTATAGCTAGCCGTGATATTCACTAAGCCAGTATTAGTATCGTTTAAACCATCTGATGCAAAATCATTAATATTATCATCGTCTTGGACTTCAAAAGGCCCTTGCAAAGACCATTTAAACATCTGTGTATCTTGATAACCACTGTAACCAACAAGCCAATTTACTTTTACTTCGTAAGCTTCTTTTACCGTGTCATAAAATATGCTTTCAATAGAGTAAACTGTTTCTGGTTGGTTTTGATGGCCCCAGTTGTTAGGCCAATTTATAAAAGCTTGTATAACATTAATCCCAGAAGCGCCAAGAGCTGGATTATAAATAGGTGTATTTGCATACAAAAAAGTTTGATATAAATAAACATTATTAGGCCCATGCGTGTTAAGAGCATTTATTAAAGCGTTCCAATTAGGTGTGCTATCTGTAGCTGGTAACCAGCTATACCCAGTTGTTATTTTGTCAAACCAAAGTGTTATTGGATTTTCTAAAGTTGGATTAGCGCCATAAACACCTGATGCACCGTGTGGATTACTAGTCGGAAGAGACTCGCTTCCCGCTCTTATACCAGTCCAACCTCTTGTTGTCGTGCCAGTATTACCTATAATATTAGCGGGTTGTTGAGAACTACTAGCACCATTGGTTTCAATCCACTCAGCCCAGTGATCTACTACACCACCATATCTAAACCAATTTCCAAGAGGATTGCCGTCTGTAGGTATAGGACCTGTGTTTATAACAATAAGTCCTGTGTCGTCTTCGTCATCAGTTGTTGACAAAGTTTCTAGGTGTTTTGATCTTATAGTTAAATTGTACAATCCTTTATTATCATCATAACTACCTACAAGAGTTATGTCTTTTGCTCTAAAAGCATCTTTAAAATAATCTCTCATACCCATGTCAGATATAGGCACTAGACCTTGCGCTGATAATCTTAAAACAGCACCTCTTGCTTTGTCTGTAAAGTAAGCTCTATATTCATCATAAGCAAAAGAACTAGGATCTGTAGATATTCCATAGTCACCACCATAAGGTTTTGCATTACCTAAAACTCTATTTGTTGATGTTACGTTAGCATTACCATCAGCATTAAACAAAGCGTCTTTATTAGCAAGTATGTTTATAACTCTATCTTCACATAAAGCTGTTAAGTTTGTGTCTTTTGACCAAAGCTTTTGTATACTACCGTAAGTAGGGTTTAAATCTTTAGTTATTTTTTCTGCCTGTATAAATTGATTTAAGTTATTAACACCGCTAATACTGTTATATATACCTGAATATATTAATCCTGACTTTCTACGCTCTTCTTTATATTGCTCTGCTAATACAGTGGAAACCTTAGGTCCTTTATCTATTGTTACAGCGTTAAAGTCATCTCTAATTCTATTTGACTCAACACCGTTAGCAAAAGAAAAACAGTTGTAATATTGTAAAGGATTATAACTAGTGTAGTAATGCGAGCTTTCAAAACGATTTTTATAAGTTGAAAACTCTTGGTCTATTGCTAAACAATCACTAGCTTCGTGATAAATATCTAAACCAATATCTTCTTTTGGTTCTGTTTCAAATATAGCTGGATTATCACTTGTATAAGAACTGTCAACAGGAAGTTCTTCTAAAAACTCAATATGTCTTAAGGCTTCCGCATTATCACCTGGATTTCCGTAGTGGTGTCTAAACTGATCACTCCAAGCAACGCCTGATGATGCACCTTCTTCTACTCCGTTAACACCCTCCCAGTTGTCAGTAAAAGGATTGTAACCTGTGCCTGCTCTACCAACAGCATCGACACCAGTGGTACCTAATTTAGGTTCAAATTCCATTCTTATCATTACACTATGATTTGATCTATCTCTAGACCCTTCTTCGCTACCCCACCAATCAGCAGAAGAACGAGCGTAATTTTCAACCATCCACTCATAACCTGATGTTTTAACCCTGTATATAGTGGTGTCACCTTTAAACCTAAACAAAGTTCCAGGTCCTCTAAATTTTTCTGCTATAGCTAGTTTTTTAGAATCACCACCAGTAAAATTATTACCGTATTTAGTAATACCAAACTCTGCTCTTTTACTCTCTTTTTTAGCTCTTATCCAACCTGTACCAGCTTTGCTCCAGTGCATTTGTATATCTAGAGTGCTATAGTTTTGATCTGTAAAACTTTTAAGACCTCTAGTACCTCCTGTAGGTGGGTACCACTCGGATCTATGATCTATTTTACTTACAAAATACGTTTGACTTGGTACATCATTTGGCTCTGGGTCGTTACCAATCAGCCAAGCGTTTTTATAGTAATTGTCATTATCTGGAACATTTCTTTGATAACCTAAACTTGTACTATTTGTTACTATGTACACTTTTTGGTCTGCTTTAGATAAAATATTTTTTGAAAAAACAGCGTCTTTATGTATTTTAACAAAAAATCTACCGTTAAACTCTGGTAAGTTTTTTACTTTTTTACTAGCTATTTCTATTGACAAGCCACTTTTTAAAGTACCATCATTAGTACCATCATCAGTTGTCCATGACATATCTAATCCAAAAGGTTTTTTAACTACAACACGTCTATTACCACCATACTCAGATATGGCGGATATATCATACCAATCCGAAGTATTGGTAGCGTTAGAAATCCTAACAGATCTATCTGTAGCATTATTTACATCTTCAAAAGAAGAGCCTTCTTTAAATAAACTAGATGGTAAATCAAAGTGTGACTGATCTATTTTTGGCTCACCATCTGTTGGGAAAGAAGGTGGTGTTACTGTACCAAGAGTATCAAATTTTGTTTTTACAAATAAAGGTGCTTCATTTTCTATTGCTATAATTTTATATCTAGCTTTTTCAACTACAAACTCATCGTTATCATGTTGTTTTTTAAGTATTAAATACGTGTCTTCATCAACTTTATTTCTCTCAGAAGAAGGAAAACTAAGCCAAATATTACCATCTTTAGCATCGTAAAACCTATCAAGTGCTAAATTATAATATTCATTAGAAGTTTCTTTTACATAAATTTTAAAATGAGTAGCCCAAACAGGCCAATCATCTGTTTCTTCAAGTCTTACTGTTAAACCATTGTAATCATCAGCTTTACTTTTTTTAACCTTAATAACACCTGATTCATGAGTTTGAACAGGTGTTGTTCTACCAAACTCATCTACGTAAGCCATACCTACCTGATAAGTTCTTAACGATTTTAAAGATTTTTCTGGCTCCCTAGCTTCTGTATTTAAAGCGTTTAATGGGTTGTACCATTTTATTATTTGACCTGTAGTTGGATGTACTAAAGCTGTGTTTTCATCATATTGTATATTATCTCTAATATTTTTTCTTTTACGTATAGCTGTTTTAAATTTTTGTTTTATAGTGTTTTTATCGTTTTTACCAACTATATTAAACTGATGTATATAATTAGCATAAACAATTCTATTAGCAGTTACTTCTTGGCCTAGTGCTTTTCTAGGAACATTATCATAAGGTCTTAATAATTGATTAGAAGGTACGGCGGCGTGTATTAGATCTGATTTTATTTCTAAAGAACCTACAGGATCATCTACATTAAACGCCGGCTTTCTAGCTATAGTTCTTTTTATTTCAAAAGGACTACCATCGTATAACCAAGTTGATGCCGTACTTGTAACAGCAGTACCGTCAGCAGTAAGAGATAAATAGCTTTTGTCTGTTTCATTAATTAAAAAAGAATCAATTAAAATAGTTCCAGAAATACCTGTTTGCCCAGCTGTAAAGTTAATTTGATCTCCAACTCTAATATTAACGTTATCAAAAGTATTTGTTATATTATAATAATAAACACCATTTTCAATAATTACATTTCCAGCAAAAGATGTTGTTCCAACCATAGTTAAGTCAGTAACTAAAGTATTAGGCGTCTCTCTTTTAACTACTTTACCAAACCAACCTTCATCACCTTTATAATCAACAGTTCTTAATCTATTACCTACTGTTTTAGAACTAGGTGATTTAATTGTTTCTACAGTGTAAATATTTGGAGAGTTTGATTCTTTATATAAAATATCTATTTCAACAACATCTAAAGGTGTTGTTATAGGTTTAAAACCATAAAGTAATAAATATCTTAAATTATTTGTCATTCCTAAATTATGACCTTTTCTTGGGTGGTAATCAAATCTATCTGGAATAAACGCAACCTCTGAAAAAGGTGAAAAAGCAGAGTACTCACCGTCTTCATATTTCCATCTATAAGCAAACCTTGGAAATTTAAATTCAAACAAAGGATCTTTTTGTTGTAGTCTAGCTCTAAAATTAACAAGAGGTTTTATTATTTTAGTAGACATCGCTTGTATTTCAAAAGTAAATGTGTTTCCTGCTGTTTTAGAATCTACAAGGGCAGTAACTAAAGAACTTCCATCAAAACCAGCCTCATCATCTTCTGGATAAAATTCAACTACATCTCCTTCTTCCCAGTCTAAAGACTGTGCAAAAGTTAAAGACGGTGTTGTTTCTCCATTTGTTAATCTTCCACCAGCTTCATCAAAAAAGAAACTACTAGAAGCAACATTTGGATCGTCAAAAGGAAGTTGAACATCTTGTTCTACTACAATATTACCGTCTTTTGGCTGTATATCAGCTTTTGTAGTGTTAGACATTATCATATCTAAAGAAGACGTAGGCGTGTTCTTTATTACGGTAGCATGTTTGTAAGAAAAGAAAGGATAGTTTATTGCAGACGCGTAATCGTCTAAGGACGCTAATCTAGCGTTTGTTGCGTTGTCAGGTATTTGACCGTTAACTATTAAAAGCGTAGGATATTTTCTAGTTCCGTTTTTATGGTAATGAGCCGCGGCATTTGCAAGATCATCATCATTATCAGTATGAGGACCATATGTTGATCCGTACTTACATCGGTTTATATTTATTTTTTTAGGTTCTGTTAAATTGTCAGTCCAAAATAAAAGATCATCTATTATATTTATTCCAGTAATAACTTCACCCGGATTTTTAGAAGCAAAATGATTAAATGCTAACGCTCTTTTTTCATGAGGTAATTTAAACTGTACGCTTGTGCCAGCATTTGCTGTTCCTAAAATGCTATATCCCAAGTCACTTGCATCGTGCTCGGTATATATTCTCCAACCGTTATAACCAGAGTCGGTATCTTCTTCTATTTTTATTACAGAAGTTTTTATACCTTGCATGTAAACTTCCATACCAACTTGTATACCCACAGGCCTTATATCACCAGGCAAACCTAAATTACTTACATGTAAATGATCACCTTTTGCATGCTGATCATTAGAAAGCTTAGTGTTAACTTTTACGTGTTCTACAAAAACGTATTTAGCATTATCACTACTTTCGTTATATTCTATTATGTAATCAGAATATATTTTATGCTTTACGTCTACGTTACCAGAGCTATCTTGTTTGGCGTGAACATAAGTATTGTTTAAAGCATAATCACCAGTTTCCCAGCTAGCATCATAGTTTCTATGTGGATCTGTAACAAAATAATATATTTTGTTTTTAGCTTTATCAGCTATAGAACCAACACAAACCGCATCTTTTGAAAACAAGTGGCTGTCAGCTGTTAAAAAATCTAAATCTGTACTACCAATTTGATCTGTGTTTAATAAAGTATTACCTTTTAGTGATTGTACAGTTCCAGCATTAGAACCCTCAGAAGTGTTAACCTCTATGTTTAAAGCATCTCTATATTCACCATTAGGTACTAGTCTTTCGTCAAGATCTTTATTCATTCGACCTTGAGTAAAGTTACGTTTTAACTCTGGCATTTAATTAGTGTTTTATATGTTTAGACTTACCTCTTAAAATTTGAGTAATTTCTTCTAATTTAATATTAGACAGTCTTAGTTTTGCTTTTCTTATTTCAGCAAATCTTTCTTTTTTAAATCTTTGAACTAAATATTCCTGCGTGTTAGCTCTAGTGGATAATATAGCATACGCTATATATTTATACATAGCTTCTTCAGCAAACTTATGTACTTTCATTTCTGCGTCTGTACCTAAGCTATCGCTTATGTATTTTATTATTATTGTTTTTCCAGCTAAATTAGAACTAAAGTGTATTAAACCTGTGTTTGGGTCTATATAAAATGAACCATTTATATTAGCGTGTTGAGGGTCTAAACCATACCGCTTGCCTTCTAGCGCTTCATATATTTCATCATCATAATCATCGTCACTATCTGGTGTAGCTTCTATAGCTTCAAAATTTTCCCAAGTAGAAGAAGAGTTATCTGTTATTAAGTTTTGACTACCATCAAAAGCGTAATCTCCATTAGCGTCTTGAGTTACATCTGTTGGATTTGATGTTTTTAAAGCTGGGTATATAACATGTTCTATACCAGAACCATCGCTCCAAGTAAATTTAACGTAATTAACATAATCTTGTGGTAATATCATTGTTAAAGAACTTGGTAAGACTATTTCTTGAGATTTTACAGATTTAAAAGTATCAAATGATAATTCTTGTAAAGCTCTTTTAGCGTGAAAAGACACGTCTGTTCTTCTTATCTTTGATATTATTTTATCTTCACCTACATAGGCGATAATAAATTGATTTATAATAGTTTCTAAAGATGTAAATTGATAATCACCAAAAGGAGTTGGTGAGGCCGTACTATAATATTGTTGTCCTGTTTGTGTTATTAATCCCATTTAGTATTGTTTTTTAGCCATTAATTCGTTATCTTCGTTTGCTGCTATTTGAGTTAAACCTGGTTTGTTTAACGTTACTCCTGCTAGTTCTAATATTTTATATACTAACTCTGTTTCTTCTGAAGCGTGTAACTGAAAGTCTGTTGCTTGTGTAGCATCAAATAACGCGTATGAATTTACGACATTGTAGCCCCAAACAACTTGAGTTGGTTTAGATATATAGTTACAAAATATATTTGGATTATCACCAACTATTGAATACGCTACTGTGGGTGAAACTGGATATAAAAGTATTTTTGTGTCTGTTTTTCTAACATATACAGGGTTGTTGTCAGTAGGTGTTGCTAAAGCTGTTTTTAACATATTGTGTAAATCGTTTTTATCAACTCTCTCAACTTCACAATCATATGTGCCAGCATTATAAAAAACAGTACCTAATTTATGCACAATTGGCGTTACTGGTAAAGTAGCTTCGTTACCAACTAAATTTGAAAAAGCAACTTTCCAGTTTTCAAAAGGTGCTATTTTTTCATGTAAAATATCAAGCTTATCACTGTATTCACCAACGTTACCGTGTTCATCATACATTTTACCTAGTTCATAGCAATACTGTTCAAATATTAATAATTGAGCTTGGTTAGCTAATAAATTAAACTCTTGAGGTGTTATATAACCTCTTTGTTCTTTGTTAGCTATAGCTTGTACTCTTTGATATACTGTATCTACACTTACTGCCATTTATTGTTTTTTTTAGTATTGCAACCACCCGTTAAGATGGTTGCTTTACTTTGTTTTACTTCATTCGTTTTTCTATATTCTTGTACACCTCCATACCTTCATCAGTTTTAAACCAAGCGGCTAAAGCTGAATACGGGTGCTCATCAAAAGGTACAGTCATTATTTTTCTACCAGTTGAACCCCAATTAAAAGTTCTTTGATCTGAAGTTAAAGATAATATACCAGCTTCTGTAGCTTTTATACCAAAGTTTCTAAGTTGTATATTATCGTCTGTAACTAATTCTAAGAACAGTTGAGGATTTCTCTTAGCAAATATAAGTAAATCACGCTTTAATTCCTTATATGACATGCTAGATACCCTAGAACCGTTTTCTACTCTCATAACAGCCTCCATCATATCAACTTCTAAATCATTAGCCGCTTGTAAAGCAGCAACTTCAAATTCTAACCAGTCTAATTGTTTTTCTGCTTGCTGAACTGGTTTCCACTCATAATAAAGTTTATCCTTGTGTGGGTGATATAAACTTAAAAATTTTTGTAAAGTTGTTTTTTCTCTAGGAACGTGTAGTACCCCGTTTCTAAACACAATGTGAGATAATCTTTGATCACCTTTCATTTCGTCAACAAAAGGAGTTCTTTGATTTTCACAATATTTTAATTCTCTTTCAAAACCTTTTTCTTCGTCAAAATAATAGATATTAGTAGATCTTATCATGTAAGATAATGGTTTTTTATTACCTATTAAATAATAAACTCTGTCTTTTATTTCCCATTCAGGTTTTTTAGGTTCAACTTTTTTAGGTTTTGGTGTTTCAACAACTGGTGTTTCAACAACAGGTACCTCTACCTTTTCTGTTTTTTCTTTTTTTGCCATAATATAATATATAATAAAATTAATAAAATAAAGCCGAGGCCGAAGCCTCGACTTTTATATAAATGCTTACTTCAATAAGAAGAAGTTGTTAGCACCTTGTACAATTAAACATCTTTCAGATAAGTAATGTACCTCCATTGCATCTAGTTCAGATGTAGTAGCACCAACAGAACCAGTAACCCAAGTTTTCATTCTTCGGTCATCAGTTTGTGAAGCTCTATATCTAACGTGTAAGAATGGACGTTTTAAATTCTTACCTAAAGTTTGATCATACACAGAAGAAACTCCTGCAGGTATCATACAACCTCTTATAGCATTGACAGTATCTTTAGCATTAATAGCACCTCTTGTAGAAGCGTCATTTAAGTATTTCCAGTCAGACTTATAGAAGTCATAAGAACCTCTTCTGAAACCAGAGAAACCTAAATTAAGTGCCATGTCTTCTTCGTTGTCAAATACACCGTAAGAAGTACCACCTGTACCATGAGAGTTCATTGAAGCTAACATATCATCTATAGCTAAACTAGTAGATCTGTTCAAGAACAGCATGTTTTCTTCAATAGCACCTTGAGAATCAAGCTCAGCTAAAATAGCGTCAAACTCAGCTAAATCAGTACCAGCATCAACACCTTCAATACCTGTAGCTATATTACCTCTAGTTTCAATAGCTGAGAATAAACCTTCAGTACCAAAAGTAGTATGACTTGCTCCTAAAACAGAACCATCAGCTGCAGTGTTTGCGTTGTCACCAACAACAGATTCAATCATTGCCATTTCTAAGTAATCAGCAAAACGAGCTCTAGTGTCTCCTTCAGCTTTTAAATACCAGTAGTAGCCATTTTGTCCGTCTTCACCTGATATTTCAACCCAACCAATTTGAGAAGCATCAGATCCAGAGATATCATACTTGTCTTTTAATATAATTGGCTTGTTAGTAAATGATTTGAAACCTGGAGTATTAGTACCTACTCTTCCGTTAGTACCTTTTGAATACTCAGAACCAATAACTAGTACCGTTAAAGATCCATCATCATCAGCACCTGTAGCAGTTAATCCAGTTAAGTTACCTATTTGACCATTTGTGTTTCCAGCGTCGTAAGGAACAACACTAACTACGTTAAGCGCTACGTTTTGAACTAATAATCTGTGAGTAGCAGTAGCTGTAGCTACTAATAAAATGTCATTTACTCTAACACCATTATCTCTAGCTGTAGCAGTTAATTGTACTCCATCAATAGTTTTATCAAGAGTAATCTGACCACCAGCAGTAGCACCATCATCACACTGTGTAGTGTTTTCAACGTGACCAGTATAAGATAAATGTAATCTTCCTTGTTCAGACCATACTACTTGATCAGCAGTCATAGCCTCTTCTGCACCAACTTGTGAAAGAAAACCAGAGATAGTTCTGTTACCAAACACCTCAGCTTCTGCTTCCATTAAGTCAGGCAGGTATTGCTGCGCCCATCCGTCCGAAGATCCAAGCGTAGCAAAATCAATATAATTCGAAGACAGTGTTTGCTGTATTGGAGCTGGCACTGTATTCGTTGCACCTGTAATTGCCATAATTTTGTAATTTTAAATTTTTAGTTATTTTCGTTTTTTAATTTTAAATGTCGCTGTTTTATGATTATTATTATCTCCAACAATTCTTGCTTTAAACCCTGTTTTAGGTGCTGTAAAAGATTGTCTAGGATCCATATTAACATTTTTGGATTTAGATATACTTTCTCTCAAAGCATCTGCTTTACCTTGCTCATAAAAATGATTTGCAATAGCGTCAGGATTCATAGCTGTAAACAGTCCTTTGTGATAACCACTAGCATTTTCCATTTGACCACTTTCATTAAGAAACTTTCTTATGAAATTATTAATGTCACTCTGGTTTGTTTTTACTTTTTCAGTATCACTTACATTATACCTAAACCTTTTGTCTCCAATATTGTATTCAAATCCTTTGAATTCATTATTAAAGACTTGATCAGTTTTTTGTAAAAATGTAGACTGAGCTTGTTCTTGAATCTTTAATCTTTCTTGCGACTCATTGAAGTATTTAATAGCGTCTTGCTGTTCGTTAGTAAGCTTAGACCCCATTTTAATATCTTCATAGTATTTAGACTTTAGCCCGTCCAAGTAGGCTTTAGCGCTGGCAACTTGCTCTTTTAACGCTAGTTTTTTTCTTTTCACATCTTTTTCGTCATCTATTTTTTCGTCCCAATCAAAACTTTCTTGTACTAAAAAGTTTATTTCATCATCATCAAGATGTGGTTTTGTATCTTTGTAATAAGACCTAAGTAAATCATCATCACCATAATCATCAAAATTTCTATTTAAATTCATATAGTCATTTAGATCACCACCTGTGTCTTTCATAAAGTCAACAACCTTTTGTATATTTTCTGGTAAATCTGGTTGTTTAGGTAATTCTGGTTTTGGCGGTGATAGTGGCTCGTTTGTTATTTCTTCTAATACTGGAGCTTCTTGTGTTTTTGTTTCCGGTTGTACTTCTTCTTGTTTTTGTACGGGCTCGGCATTTTTAAGCTCTGTAACCACTCCGTCGTTGTTAGTGTTATCTTCTTTAGTTTCATTTTCTTTTGGTTTACTCATGTCAACCTTAATGACATTTGGTGTTTTTTCAAATTTTTTAGGTTTTTTCTTTATTTTTATTTTTTCAACTTTGTCGTCTACTTTAGGCTTTTCGGCCACGTTTTCTTTGTTTTCTTCCATAATATAATATAATAATAATTAATAATTTTACATACCCATCATACCACCAGGTAACGGTGGCATTGCTGCACTACCTCCACCTGCTTCAGATTGAAAGTTTTTAGGTGGTTTGTCATTTTTTCTTTGATCAATTAATTCTGACTGTTGTGTAGCTTGTATTTTTGTTCTTTCATCTTTTCTATCTTCTTTACCGTCTTCTTTTGCTTTCATAGCATCAGCTTGTAATTTAGCTAATCTAATTTGTATCTGGAACTCATGGTCCATTAACTGTTTTTTAAGCTCTGTTTCTTGCATCATTCTTTCTGCTTCAAATTTAGCCTTTATACTTTCTAACTCTTGCATAGACTTAGACTCAGACTGTTTCTTTTGCATTTCCATTTGAGCAGAAGCTTGTTGAGTTTGTATATTAGCCTGTGATTGAGCCATTATATTTTCTTGTTGTATTTTTTGATCTCTTTCTAGCTTTTTCTTTCTACGTACTTTTAATAGTTGATTTGCTAGCTTTACATTTTTTATTTCTCTAAGATCAATAGCATCTTCTATATCTATTGTTTGTTGAGACAAAGCAACTTGTATATTGTTTTCTAATAACTGTTTTTCTTCTTCATCTGGCATTAATTCTATAAATATACCAAAGTCATACAAATGTAACTCAGACATTTCTTTTAATGTAGCTACGTTATGCGCGCCTATTTGCTGAATAAAAGCATTTTTAGTAGGTGAATATTCTAGTATATCAGATATTCTAAGTGATAAAGCTTCACAAACTTCTTGTGTTAAAAACAATCCTGACTGTAATATATGTCTAGTTGCAGTGTTACTATTTGCAGCTGCTAGTTTTTGCACGCCTACTAAAGAGTATTTTTCTGGAGTTGCAGCATCTCTAGCTTCATTTAAACCAGTCACATCCCTAATCATTTGTAAATAATAATTATAAGTCTGTATTAAACTTTGCATTTTTCCGCCACCGTTGTTAGTGTTTATTTCTTGTATTGGCATTTTAGCAGGGTTCATGTCTCCATCTGCGGTCATTGATCTACCTATAACAGAACCTGTTTGGAAAAACATATTTAATGCTTCTTGTGGGTTATAGTTGGTACCGTTGCCTAAGTCTATTTCAGCCAAACCATCTGCATCTAAATAAACACCATCAGGAACCATACGCGACATTACCTGTTGTAACTTTAAATGTGTAAGCTGTATCATATCAGCAAAACCAGTAACTCTACTAACTAAACTTTCTATTTTACCATTATACATTCTTGGAGCTGTAATAGCATAATTCATTTTTACCTTAGTAAAATCACTTTTAGGTCTCATCATGTTTTGAGCCATTTCCCATTTAAGAAGTTTACTACTTCCTAATATCATAGCGCCTTCAAATAAAACTTCTATACACCTTTTTAAAGCGCTGTAGTCTCCATCTTTACTTTCAGGTGGATTAAATTGATCATCTTTCTCTATAGCTTTATCCGCACCTGTTCTAGTTTGTTTTACTTTATAAACCTCATTCATATGAGTTTTATAATTAAAATATAATACTGGAACTTTGTTAACATCTTTATCCCCGTATTCACCACCGTACCTGTACATATCTTTGTTACCAGCGTCATTTAATATTTCTTCTAGATTTTCATGTGTTAATTCTGGAAATTGCTTTACTAGCTCGTTTATTGGTATTTCCTTTAGTTCACCAACATAATATATATCTTCAAAATAAGGAGATTCAGTATAAGAATAAACAAGGTGTGCTGGGTCAACATAATCTATTGTAACGCCTTCAGAAGTATTAAAACAAGTTTTAACAGCACCAATACCCAACACTGTTAAATCATAATAAAACTGTTTCTTTATTAATTCATACCTATTACCGTCTAACAATGTGTTTATAGCTTGTTCTTCTGCTAACTCTACAGCTTGTTTGTATGTAAGCTGCATATGAAGATTTAATTCTTGCTCTGAAGCAGGTATTATTGACTTATCGTTTTTATTAAGAGTTATACCTAAAGTTTCTTCAACTAAAGCGTTTAAATCTTTTGTTTGAAAATCTCCTAGTAAAGACTCCATGTATTCTGTTCTTTTACTTACGCCGTGTGGGTCTTGCGAGTAAGCTTTTACATCATACATTCTTTCAGCTATACCATTTACAACTATATCTACAAACTTAGGTATAATAGGCACTGGTTTCCAGTCTAGGTTTAAGTAGCTTAAGTCACCGTTTATAGATAATTCATCTTTATATTTTTGTATTGATTGTTCTCCTCTAGCGTAAAGTCTAAGGTTATGGAAATTATTAGAAGTATCTAAATACCTATTGTTATATGTACCATTAGCAAACCACTCACTAGCTATAGCTTTACCAACCTGCAACCCATACTCCGCAGACATTTTTTCTATGTCACTTACAACTTGACTTGGAAAACTACCTTGATAACCTTTTTTTAACATATTTGTTATTTAATTATTTTAGACATATTCCCTTTATTTTCATACTTGAATATGTTTATGTTTACTTTTTGTTTTTCAATTTTAGCATTTGGCGCGTATAAATGTCTATTGCAAGCCATTATAGCTAAACCTGAGCTAATTGCAGCATCAAACTTTGTTCTTTTATTTATATCAAACCTAGCCCAATCGTTTAAAGTTCTATTAAAATACATTTTGCCGTAGTTACCATTTGTTTGTAAACCTACTTTGTCTTGTATATACATTTCAATAGCTGCTGCATGAGCTTGTTTTATATCCTCACTAGAGTTTGGTATACCACCTATTTCTTTTTCTGTTGCAGAAAGTTTATTCCAAACTTTATCTGGTCTATTCATGCTATAACCTCTGTAACCTCTACGTCTTAAGTAATATAATAATCTAGGTTTATTATTTTCAGCAAGCAAAGGCATACCATAAAAAACTAGTGCCATTAACACATCTTCAAAAAATATCTCAGCTGTTTGTGGTCTAGCTATATACTCTAAGAAAAAAGAACTAGAAGGTGCTTCCTCCATTGAAAACTTAGTTAAACCATGTAAAGCACCGTTAGAACCTCTACCATCTACTGTTCCTGATATATCGTAACTATCACAACCAAAAGCGCCTACATGCTCATTACCAGGATATTTAATACCGTTTTTTGATACTATTTTGTTTTGCAGGTGAACTGGTGGTACCCAGCTTATATTAAACCTACCTTTTGGATCTGGATAAAATATAACCTGTGTGTCTTTCACGCCGTTAACCCATTGAAAATTACCTTTTGATATAACAGCGTCATTACCTATACCTTCGTTGTAATCTATTTGTTCGTATATTTTTACTAAGTTAAATATACTATTTTTTGTTTCATCCCTAAACGCATGTTCTTCAGTTCTTGGAAACTGACGGTAAAACTCATTTAACGCGTCTTGATCATCTTTTAATCCATCAACCTCGTTTTGCCAACTATCTATTACACCTACATCTATTAGTTCACCATCTGGGGCAAACACGTCTGCGTTAGGAGTAGTGAATACTGGAACTCCATACTCATCAATAAATCCTTCGTAGTTCCATTCCATTGGGATAAACAAAGAATATAAACCAGATTTTGTCTGGCCATTTCTATTTCTTTTAGTGACATCTGATGCATAATATAATTTTTTAAAATTGTCTCCACCTTTGTCTAAAGCGTTTGATGTTGAACCCATCATACATTTACCAACTATTCTACTACCCAATCGTAAACATGTTTTTGTAACTCTCCAGTTGTTTAAAATATTATCAGGCCTTTCCCACTTACCGCTTTCATCGTGTACTAGCAAGTTTAACTTTTCACCATCATAACTATTATCACCTGTATTTTTCCAATCAATAGTAGTATCTAATCCTTGTATATCTTCTAACTGTTCGTTAGCTGTTATTTTTTTTCTTGTAAACTTACTTGCGGGAACTCTGTAAGCAAGTTCAGATTTAGGACGATCCATACCATCTTGAATGGGCTTAAAGAAAAAAGGATAATTAATACTAATAGGTACAACTTTGTCTGTAAACATTTTTTTTGCATCTGCTCCTGTTTTTGATAGTATACCATATCTACTATCACTTGATATTGTAGCTAAATTAACTGTTTCGGCTGACGACATGAAAGAAAAGCCAGAACGACGATTTTTAAGGTAGCACATACCGTAACATCTTTTGTCAGCTTTACAAGCCTCCCAAAATATGTAAAATAATCTATTGGCTTCTCTAAAATCTGGAGCTCCTACATCTATTTTGCTCCATTGTAAATACATATAATGTGTGCCTGTTATGTATATTGGTTTGTTATTATTTATAAACCAAAAACCTTCATCTCTACGTTTAAACTCTTCATCTATATATTCGTACCACTGGTCTTTTTGTTCTTCTGGGTATGCTCTCCAGTCAAATATATTTTTTAATTTACTTAACTGTTTTGGGTATTCTAATTTTTGCCATTTATTTACTTTGTTGGCATGCACGTGCACTGGCAGCATCGGCAAAGCAATGCGCAAGTTTTGGATCTCAAGTATTTCCCCAATTTTACCAGTTTTAGAGATAACCACGACATCATGTTCTTTATTGTATCCATATTTCCATTTTTTTAATTTGTTAAGCCGACTGATAGTCGTGCGTTTAATAGGTTCTATTATTTTAACTAAACTTTGCTCGTACATCACTTAGATCTGCCCTCTGCGAATCCTTTAAAAACTTTTTCCTTTTTTTCTTCAGGTGCTTTACCTTCTAGTAGGTTTTCTTCTTCTTGAATTCTGTTAAGTATTTCAAACGCGTCAAATATAGCTAGCTTTTTAGTAGCTGCTGCGTTTTTTAGTCTATCAGCACTAACATCATCTTCAGTGTTAGTTATTATTTTTTCTCTTGCAACGTTTATTAATTCTTCAACTGCTCTGTGCCCAGCTTGGATTATAAGTTTCTTCGTTTCCTTGATATTCATATTTAATTGTAATAAAATTAGATAAAACTCTATATAGTCTTTCACCATCAACTATAAATTCATATTCACTATTAGGTCTAAAACCTATTAAATCTCCAATATTTACAGTACCATCAGAGTATTTAACAATACCTTGCAGTGGTCTTTCAGATTTAATGTTAAACTTATCAACAGCTTTTAAAGGTTTTACAAAACAATAACCTTTTGGTGCTATCCACTTGTTTTTTCTTTTGTATAAAAATATTTGATCGCTATTTATTAAATAATTATTTTCATCAAAATAAGCTTTACTATTTTTTTCAATACCTTTTACATTGTGCCAACGTCTAAAAACATTATGATGTACTATAACTGTATCACCTGGTATTATATTTGTATTACTTATTATTGGTGTTGATACAACTATAGCCTCTCTATTAACATATTGATGATTAAATATTTCAGTATTAAGTATTAGTTCTGAATCACCAATCTTTTTTTTATTATTATATCTTTGGCCCTTAGGCTTAACAACAAAATTATAAACACTTTTCATTTAAGTAAATTTTATTTAATACGTGGTCTCTATAGTTTATAAGTATTTCTTTGTTTTTACTTATATTTTTAGTAGCAACCATAACAACATCATTGTTTTTTAAGTAATAAAACATACAGTTATTATTATCACTATGGTTTGTAAATCTTCCTAGTGTTGTTTTATATTTATTATCAATACTACCAATACCTACAACTTCTCCTTTGTTTATGTTTTTCAAAGCAAAAACACCAACACCGTGTATATTTGATTTATCTTTATAATAAAAATCACTTTCAAACTCTATTGTTATTCCAGAGCGTGTTATAGTATTTAATTGTTGTTTGGTAATATTGAGATCTTTTAACATCTCAACAAAGCCATGCATTAGTATTCTAGATTATATTCTACAGATACGGCCATATTTTTGTTAAAGTCCTTCCAAGGTAGTACGTTTTTATTTTTTTTAATATAAATAGAATACTTATCTTTTTCTTCTAATATATCACAAATAGTATGACCACCATAAACCTCTTGACCGACAGAATAATGCATTGCATCGTTCTTATAATCTTTACCAACGCTTATTTTTCTAATTAACTTTGTCATCTTCTGAATAGTTTATAGTACCATCTTCAATATTGATATTATCAGTACCATATTCTTTTTTAAGATCTTTTTGAAGAGAAGTTAATATTTCTTGTTTATTAGCTAAATTGTGTAAAAAACTATGTTGAGTTGTTAGTAATCTACCAAGCTCCATATAAGTTTTGTTTATTTCGCTAACAGTTGTTTGTATTTCTTTTAAGTGTTTTTCACTTACTTGCGTAGGTTTTAAGTCTACGACTTTTTCTTTTTTTGCCATTTTATTTAATTTAAGTTAATTTAATTTAATTTTATCTACTTTTTTCAAAACCAAAAATTACTCTTATTGGGTTTGCGTTTACTATTTCTTCATTATCTTCTACTTGAGCACCTAAATTTGCATTTAACACTATTTCACTTGCACTCATTGATTTAACAGTACCTAAAGGAGTATCATCTGTGTTTGTGTAAATTGTGTCGCCTATTTGAAAACATTTTCTAGGATCAACACCATCAACAGCTATTGTATCTGTGGATGTAGTCGCCTGTGCGGTTGGTTTAACTCCAGTTGAAAAATCAACTGCACCACCACAAAACGCTGCTACGTATATAGTATCAAAACCAACACTAACACCAGTGGTTTCACCCTGCAGTATAAGCGGAAGTGTACCGCCGTTTGCGCCTCCATAATTAGAAGTAAAATAATCTCCAAACTCTCCACCTACGGTAGCTGAAGATGTTCCTTCTACTTTTGCAAAACCAATAAGATGTTTAGGTAGTTCAAAACATAATGTTTGAGGTTCATTTTCTTCACCAAGGGTTGTTGGTGCTACGCCACTAACTGTTTTAGCAAACACAAACTCTATATCAGAATTTACCTGAACGCCACCGTCTTGCCCCATAATATAACCTGATATACTAACTAATTTGTTAGTTCCTTTTGGAACCTGTATTGGTTGCCAGTCAAAAAGAATATCTCCAGATTGAAATGGTGCGTCTGTTGCTGATGGTGTTTGAGCACCTATTACTTTTGATACATCTCCATCGATTATATCTGGTTCTATTCTTACTGTAAAATTACTTATTGCCATATTTTTATTTTTTTACTTTTTCTAGTGATCTACCACCAAAGTAGGCACCAATCACTGTTATTAATACTAACTGTAGTAAGTCAGTCCATTTGTCTTCTACTTTAAAATCTATAACACCAGCGTCAATAAATATTAATAACACCGTGCTAACTACTAAAAACACTAAAACCAAAGGTCTTATGTTTTTACTAAGCCATGAATCTGAGTTCATATCTAACTGCCATCTTGCTGTAACTTGCTTTTGCATTTCAGCTTCATAACCCATTATCATATCTTTTATTTGCTTTTCAGCTTCTAACTTTTCTTCTTTTGACGTATGCAAGTTATCTATAACTCCACCTACGTTTTTTACTAAATCAGCGGCACCGCCACTAAATAATTTATCTAACATATTTATTTTTTCTTTTCTTGTTCTTCCTTTACTTTTGTCTGCTCTTCAGTTAAAACAGTAGGTTTTCTAAGTTTTTCTCTATCTGCTTTGTGTTTAGCTTTTATACCAAAAGGATCAGGGTCATTAGTTTGTAAATTAGGTCTTCTACCGTCAACACCGTATTTGTGAGCCTTTTTATATTCTTCGTAGGTTACTTTTTTACCGTTTACTTTGTACCAATAATTTGGCACAGTAACTTGTAATACTGGTGAAGTAACACCTCCTATAGTTTTAAATAATCCCATATTATAAATCGTCTATTTGTCCTGTGTGCAGCTTGCCATCACTAGTCATAAAATATTTTTTACCATTAGGATCGAAAACATAATGGCCTTTTTTACCACTTTTAGTAGTGTAAGCTTCTCCTTTTTTCCAACCTTTGCTTTCGTCAAAAACTGGTTTTTCTGTTTGATTAAATGGTGTTCCAACACCTCCTTGTATTTCCATTATTAGTCTCCTCCTTCAAATTCTGGTTCAAAATCTTCTTGACCTGCACCAGATGGGTTAACAACTTGTACTTCGTACTCATTAGTTTCAGTATTTAACTGAACTTGATAATCGTTGTCAGGAAGCAACTCTCCAATTTTAGCACCTGCATCTTTTACTATATTTGGTGGTAAAAATACTTTTGCATCTTTACCTATGCCTTCTATTAGTTCATCGTCATTTTCTACAATAACATAAAGCATACCTGTAGCTTCGTCTTTTTGCACCTTACCCATAGCACCACTTTCTAAGTCCATTGCATCAAACTGCCAAGCGCTTTCTACTTTACCTCCTGTTTTTTCTTCTTTTGATTCTGTTGGTTGTGGGGCAACAGGAGCTTCTCCTCCACCCATCATGCCCATCATAGCTTCCATACCACCCATATCGCCCATACCTTCTTCAGCTTGTTTAAGCGCTGATGGCGAAGTGTATAACATAGGACCCATTTTGCTATTGTAGTATATACTTGGTTTATTTCTTGCTCTTCCTAAATTTAGTACTGATTTTTTTGGACCTTTTAATTTTAAAGGTCTATTCATTTTAAATGCCATATTATGCGTTTTTTATTTTATCACTTTTTGCGTATGCTCTTTTTTCATGCGGTAATCGTTTATCTCCTTCTTCAAAAACTTCTCCGGTTTTATCATCTATTAAATTACCGTCTTCTCTTGTATATGTTTTATTTGCTATTTTATCTTCTACACTGTCATCATCGTAAGATAATTTACCACTATCCATCTCTTTTTGATGATGCACCTCGTGTACAATAACTTCTTTTTCTTTTTTACTACCTTTAGGTATACTTACATCTATATTGATAATTTTACCATTTTCAGCCTCACCTTGTATACCGTCATCTAAATCCTTACGTACTATTTTATAGCCTTCGTGTAAAAAGTCATGGTTTTCTCCTTTAAATGGAAAACTTGCATTATTGTATTTCATCTTAAAACTACCCTTACACTTTCTTGGCATATTATCTATTTTTATCTTTTATCATATCATCTATAGCTTTATTGTAAACTTTATCTGTATATGATTTATTTTTATAAAAAATACTTCTTTCTGATATAGGTAAGTCTTCATCACCTAAAAGTATTCTATAAATTCTACTTATCATCTGTGAGCATTTCCATGAAGTTTTAAATATAGAATATTTTATAGTTGTTCTATTTCTATGTCTCCAAACATCTATCCAACCTTCACTTCTTAATCTGTCCCACCTTGCTTTGTCCCATGAGTACGTATAAGTACCATCTATAAACTCTTGTCGTGTAAATCTTTCTTTACAATCTAAATAAATTAATAATTCTAAATCTGCATCTTTTAACCCGTAAGTTTTACAGACCCACTTTCTAGTGAGCCTGTAATACTTAAGGATATTCATTTCACGCAGATCCTGCGCAGTTAATCTCAATTAATATTAAGATAGTGCAACAGATATTAATGCTGTGTTAGGAGCACTAGTTCTTACTATACCAGTTTCTGTGTGAATCTCAGCTATAGTTAGACCGTCCCAAAGTTTGAAAACAGTATTGAACTCTTTTCTGTTCATATCATTACCTAAATAAGGAAGCATTTTGTCTACTAAATAGTCTGCCATTTTTTGAGCATTTAATAATTTTTCAGCAGCATCAGTACCGTCAAAAGTAAAAGTAACAGTCCAACCATTACCAGCAATAATACAGTCATCGTCAGTTATATCTACATCTTGTAATGTAGTTATGTCAACAAACATGTTTTGTCCATCTAGTGCGTCAGAAGCAACACCTGGAATTTTAAATAATTTCATAATTTTGTTTTTTTTTAATTAATAATTTGTTTTTGTTTTTAGGTTCTAGGGTTTAGGTTTGTGGTTTAGGCTTAATCTACTAAAACAACATCACTATCACGAATAACTCTATAAAGAGTATCTTTCCATGATATGTCGTGTCCAGCATGTTTATCGTAATATATCGTGTCACCATTTTGTAATCCTTCAACTAAATTACCACACGATATTATTTTTGCTTTTAAATACCTATTGTCAACGTCAGTATCATCTGTCATTATTAGGCCAGCAACCTTTTTAGGCTCTGTTTTTATATTTTTTATTACTATATATCTATTTATCGCTTTCATTTGTTCTCATATTTGAAATTACACAATCTGCAGATATAATAGTAGAAACAACACTTACCGCATTTTTAAGCGCTGACTTTGTAACAAGCACTGGATCAATAATACCAGATGATATCATATCAACAGCTTCACCTGTTACAACATTAACGCCTAGACCTTTGTCAGGGCGGGGTGCTGTTTGTGTTAAACCAGCGTTATCAAGTATAGTGTGAAATGGAGCTTGTATTGCTTTAAAAAGTATTTTTTCACCTTCGTTATCACTCGTTAGGCTTTGTGAAGCATTTAAAAGAGCAGTACCACCACCTGGTACAATACCTTCTTTCAGAGCAGCTTTTGTAGCATATATTGCGTCTTCTACTCTATCTTTTTTCTCTTTCATCTCAACTTTAGAATTAGCACCAACTTTTACAATACCAACACTACCGTTTAACATAGCTAGTCTTTGTCTATGTTTTTTCTGTATATATGGGTTTTTATGCCACTTATCTATAGTTTTCTTAATACTCTTTATCCGTTCTTTCATTTGCTCGCGTGGAGTATCAATAGTTAATACAGTGTTTTTATCATCTGTTATAGCTGTATACGCCTCACCTAAGCAATCAATATCTATTAAATCAAGATCATCACCTAATTGTTCGTTTATAACCTTGGCTCCAACTAAAAATGCTAAATCTTCACATGTATCGTTTTTAGTAGGACCAAAGCCTGGTAAGTCAACTATATTAACTTTTATATTACCTTTTACTTTATTCATAAGAAGTGCAGCTTTAACCTGCTGTTCTACTGGAGCAACTATCAAAAGTGATCTTTTATTCTTTATAACGTACTCTAGTATTTTTTGTATTTTTCTTATGTTTGGTATTTCTGAAGTTACGATTAATACTAAAGGATTATCAAGCTCACATACTTGCTTGTCTTTATCAGTAATAAAATGTGGAGATGTGAGTCCTGAGTCTATTTGTACACCATCTACGACTTCAACATACGTTTCTTCTGTTGGAGACTCTTCCATTAACACCACACCATCTTTACCTACTTTAGTATAAGCTTCCGCTATAATCTCTCCTAGTTCTGCATCATTATTACAACTAATTGAACTAACAGATTCCAGCATATCGCCCTCGATCTTTACAGAAATCTTATTTAGGTAATCGTTTACCTTTTTTAAACCGGAGTTTATTCCGTTTTTTATATCTCTAATAGTTTCTTCACTATTATTTACTTCTTTTAATAGTGATTCAGCAAGTACAGTAGCTGTAGTAGTACCGTCACCTGCTTCTTTCACTGTATTTCTAGCAGCTTCTTTAATAAGGGTAGCACCCATATTTTCAACCGGGTCAAATAAGACTACCGATTCAGCTACGGTTACACCATCTTTTGTTATGACCGGGTTTCCGCGTGCGTCTTCGTAAATAACACACTTACCAGAAGCACCTAAGGTTGATTTTACTGCTTTTGCGAGCTTTTCAACGCCCGTAATTACCTTGTTTTTTGCAAAATCGCCAAAATTCACGTCTTTGACAATCTCACTAGGTTGATTGTATTCCATATTTGATTAAATTTAATTAAATTATTGTTCTATTAGAACGTTTTTACTACTTTTGGGCCTTTTGTAGCCTCTAATTTTTTAGAGAAATGGTCGATGCTGCCATCAATTGCTGCTTCAGCACCTTCTATGGTCTCTCTACGTGTAACATCGTGCCAATTTTTATCATTTTCTGGGTCATTTACCTCAGTTTGATAAAAACCGTTAGGTAATTGTGTTATTCTCCAATTACTTTTGTCAGCTAAATGCTTCCACTGGTTAATAGTTTTTTCGTTCGGTTTAGTATTGCTAGTATACGTACTAGTCTTGTAGTATAAATAAGTCATTTTGGTTTTATTTTTGGTTAATATTGACTTGGTTTAGGGACTTTCCCTATTTTTTCTTTTTTTCGTAATTCATTTTAGGCGCTGGATTCTTATCTTTCATCTTTGGACCACCTTTTTTCTTTTTACCACTGTGAACCATTTTAGGCGCAGGATCTTTTTTACCATATTTCATCTTTGGGCCACCTTTTTTATCTTTACTACCGTGAGCCATTTTAGTTGCTGGTGTTATTGTTCCTTTTTCATCAGTACCACCAGGCGCTACTGTTCCATCAGGTCTTGTTTTTGGTGCAGCATAAGTGTGCGTTGATCCATCTTTATGTGTATGATTTACTAATTTTCCACCTTCTGTTACTCTATTTTTTACAGGAGATCCGTAATTCATACCAGATCCTTCTTTCTCCATGTTTTCGTCTATAGCGTCTTGTCTATTTTTTTCGTAATCAGACATTTTACCATCTTTGTTTAAATCACCTTTCATTTTTGCAACTGGTTCTGATTTTTTACCGTATTTTTTTATTGCTGACCCAAAAAACATAGGTCCTTTCATTTTAAATGCCATTTTTATATTTTTTATGTTTATTAATTATCTGTTCATACCAAAAAAGTTTACACCACATTTTGGTTCTGGTAGTACTATTCCTAGCTCGTTTAACATTTTGTTTCTTTCTGCTATTTTCTTTTTACGTTCTGCGTCATCTTTAGCCTTCTGCTCTTCGAACTCAGTTAAATATTGTTGCAAGAAAGGTGTTTTCATTTTAAACGCCATATTTATTTCTTTTTACTTTTCTTTTTCCTCTTCTTCTTTTTCTTATCAGGGTGACCAGCACCACCATCAGCTTTATTAGCCCAAACTGCTCTACGTTGAGCTGCCGATGCATATTTGTCAAGTGGGCTGCTCTTCATTTTATTAATTGAGTCTAACTTTTTTTGAGCTTCTATCCTTGATGTTACATATGGATCCTCTCTTTCTGAAAGATTAAGTTCTGGAATGTCTTTGTCAACAAGACCATCTTCAGTATATTTATTTTTATAAAGTGTCGGACCTTTTAGTTTAAATGCCATAATTTATTTACTAAGTTTTTCTTTCATTTCTTGTACCATCTTATTGAAAGAATCCGGTTCATAATCATTTATATTACCTGCTCTTTCTTTTTCAGTCATTGCAGCCAATTCTCTTGCTGAATAACCTCCAGTGTCTTGAAGTTTACCGCTTTCGTCTAACGCTTTGTAAACTTTATCCATAAACTTTCTATCCTTTGTTCGCTCTACAATAGTATCTTTATCTTCGTGTTTTTTATCAAATGGGCTCCAGCCCTTCATTTTGAACGCCATAATTGTTTTTTTTAATTACTTACTTATCAGTATTATCACACGTATAAATACTTATTTAAGTAAAGTGTGACACTTGCCTGTTACTAAGGGTTTATTAATAGGCTTATGTCACAAAAAAAACATTATAAATATTGGAGCGTGGTGTTGCCCCCTACCCCTAGGCCGGCCCCCCTAAGCTTAAAACGCACTTGTAAACGCCAGCTCGCCATCGTTTTTCATAATTATTATCCATTTTTATTCGTTTTTACTTTGTATTTCGTTGTAATTACAAATTGCACTTACTCAAAACATTTTAGCTTTTTTCTACATAGTAAATACGAACGCATTTGGATAATATATATGTAATAAATAAAATAAATAACTATGTCAATAATAAAATCAATTAAGCAAACTGACTATACTACTATAATAACTACTAAAAGTAATATAGTAAAAGTATTTAAATTCAAAACTAAAAAAGAAAATAATGAATTTTATAATTCGCACATATAGAAACGCAGCGCAGTACATACAATAGTAAATTATATAATAAACAAACAATATACTTTTACAATGTAAATACGAAGTCAACTGGATAATATAAATGTAAATAATAATTAAATAAATAAATAAACTATGTCAAACTTAACTAACACACTAACAACTAAAAGATTTGTAATCAGAAAATCATTAATCGGTAAAAATACAATAATAACTTTTGTAAACAAAAAACAAGAAAATGTATCATATAATCATGATGAAGTATATAATACTCACAAAGAAAGATTTGAAAGTATGAACTGTTTTCAGAAGTACAAGTCATACACTAACTCAAATTGTGTACCAAGTTTCTGTAGAAATTTACAAACAATTACTGAGTAGTAAAACATGTCAGTAGTAACTACACGTGAAGTACAGATTAGCGTGTAGTGGGCAGAGTCGTAGTTCCACGTTGTTTAGCGACTTATAAAAAATGCGAACAAGTACGGTAGAAAGGCGGCCGAATAATCGAGTGGGTTCAAGTCCCACACTACCACAAATACAATGTAAATACGACAATAGTCGGATAATAATAATGTAAATAATATATAATATGACAAAAAGAAATTTTAGCATAACAAGAAGACAAGGTGAGTTATACCACGCAAAAGTAACTGATAGTTATGGCAATGAGTATGATAATTACTTTGAAACAGCAGACAAAGCAAATGACTGGATTTACTATGTGTGGGAAAAAGAAGACTGGTTTAATAGTCAAAAATCACAAGATTTACTAGCTGACGCTATTGCTAACTGTATAGAAATAGACAAAGAAAATGGTATAGAACCAAGTTTAGATTAATAATTAAATAAAATAATATGAAGAAAATTAAATTATGTGTAGCTACTATGCTACTAGCGTGTACAACTTATGCAAACACAGGTGATACTACAAAAGTATCAGTAGACAAAAGAGAAAGAGCTGAGTTAAAGTTTCAAATACTAAACTTAATAGAAGACATACAATATGATATGTACTATGGCTACATAACTCACAATAAAGGTAATTACTATGTAAATTTATTGTTAAGTATGTTACCTCAACCAATAGATTCTTGGTGCGAGAACTGTGACGAGATAGACTAATTACAAACTAAATACGACGCGAGTCGGATAATATAAATGTTAAACAAATAAAATTATATACTATGCAAAACACAATTAAATTCTTAAAACCAAACATAACTACTGGCTTACAAAAAATCCAACTAAATGGTATTACCTACAAACCATATACCATTTGCTCTCTTGCTGATACTAAATTTGGCACAGATGAAGTTACTAGCTGGTTTAACTATAAAGGTCTAACTTATATAGCTGAATAATATGAAGTGTGTAAAATGCAATAATATAATACCTCAAGGCAGAGTCGATTTAGGTTACAAAGTGTGCGTAAACTGCTCCACGACCGAAGCATACGGTTGCGCACCACTAATCAACCACAAAACCGGTAATTCCATACAGATTATGTCAAGCAGTGACGCTGCGCGTATCGCTAAATTGACTCAGCGTAGAGGTTATGGTACAATGTTAGGTTAGTATAAGTGTACTAGTAAGAGCTGTAAGGCGCCCGCTTCGAACGGCACTTATACACCATAACAAAATAAATACGAACACTAATAGATAATAACAATATGAAATATATAACAGTGCTAAATTTTGAAACAGGTAGAGTTTACCAATATAAAGTGTGGGACTTTTCAGATACTGACTACGAAAAGTATTTAACAGAAGAAGGTCACAGACTATCAAACTGCGAGTGGATGATACATGATAATAATGAAATAATAACAGAATAATATGAATATAAAAGAAACAATACAACTACTTGGTATTCAAGATGTTACAACGCCAAGACAAAAGAAAAATGGTACAGTCACTTGGAAATTACCAATCAAAAGGTGGGGTAAGTTTATCGAAGTTGCTTCATTCAAGTCAGGTTATGTTAGAAATAATAATTGTGGCTACAGTAATTATCAACTAAACAAAACTAAAATGAGTAAACGCTATTATCAATATGGAAATGGTAAAGTACATGAGTTTGATACTAAAGAGCGTATACTAATACCAAGAGAACAAGACAGATTAGAATATTTAATACGCTATTGTCTTAAAAACTATTATATTAAACAAGCAAATGAATTACAATGAGATTATTTAAAAGAAGATTAGGACAAGACGAAAAACTATTAAGAAACATAGAGTTATACGAACAAAAACAAATTACAAAACAAATACGAATAAAGTCGGATAATAATAATAACAAAAATAAAATAAAATGTCAGAAACAAAAGAACTGTTAGAAGCTACAGTAAAAGGCTTGCAAGATAAAATAAGTAGTCTTAATATGGAACTAAAAGACAAACAACGAGAGCTAGAAGATGTTAACAAACCAGTTATATCTAACACTACATTAGAAGTAATTGACCAAGCGGTAAACTCAGCGTTAGAAGATTATCAGTTTGACTGTGGTATGTTTGATTATGAATTTAATATTGACTACGATAACAAGTTAGAACTCAGCGAGTTAACTTTTACTGATTCTTATGATATATCAGAAGCTATAACAATGAATATTGCAAAACAATTTAAAATAATACAAGATGAAAAAACTAACGAGTAAAAAAGTACGAGACTATATGTCTTATAGAACGTCAGACGACTTTATACATTGTCCTAAGGCTATCGCTGCTGCGTGTAATGACATGGCAAGTGAGTATGCTGATACTGACTTTGCAAAAGCAGCTGAACCATTAGACTATATGAGGTTGTTATTCTTTAACGACCCAATTAAAGGTATGTTTACACATAGCTATGGTTTTCATACAAGAACAGGTAGAGCAATTATTGAACAATTAAAATCAAAATATTATGGCTACAAGAGCACAGATTAGATTTGCAACAAGAGAAGCTGGTGTATCATTTAATGACCACCCAAGAGTAATAAACGCACAGTTTTATTGCCACTGGGATGGTTATCCAGAAGGACTAGGTATAGATATAGCTAATTCACTTACTAAATACAAAAAAATAAACGGTTGGGAAATAGAAACATTAACAGCTAAACACAGCGATTTAGAGTACGTATACTACGTTTGGCAACACCCAATGAAAGATACGTGGATTAGTATATTTCATGAAACATATAATGAAGACTTAACTAAATCAGATAAATGTATCTTTGTAGGTACACCACAACAACTTATTAAAAAATACAAACAAAATACGAACAATGACGGATAATAAACGTGTAACAAACAAACAAATATTAGACAAAATAAATGACCTTAAAGTTGGTGAAGAAGGTCTTAACACATTGGCAATCAAGATCGTAAGTCGTATGGTAAAACTTAAGTCTATGGAAGACTGGTTTCACCACGTGGCCAAGTCTGACATAGCTTGGTCCACGGCTTATGAAGATCTTGAGCTAACCGAAGAAGAAGAAGCTTTAGGTGAAGCTGCAAAGCTTATGACACTTATGAACTTATTTAAAGAAGATGAGTCATATGAAAAATGTGCTATTATAAAACAACGAATGGACATAATAAATAAAATACTAAAAAAACATAACAAATGAGAAAAAAACCAATGCTAGCTTATCCAGTAAGCGACAAACCAATTAATTATGATGATAAAGTATTTATGCAGCCAAAACTTGATGGTGTTAGATGCCTTATACAATATGACAATAGCAAGGTAACCGCATACTCACGCACAGGTAAAGAGTGGAAAAATATTGACCATATACTATTTAATCTTAAACCTTGGTTTGCTCTTAATCCTGATGTTATACTTGACGGCGAACTGTATAATCACGATTTAAAAGACAATTTTGAAAAGATAATATCTTTAGTCAGAAAACAAAAACCAGATGATATAGACATGCTAGAATCAGCCGATATGGTACAATTTCATTGTTATGATATAATTGATGAAACTAAAACGTTTGAAGAACGTAATGCTTTTATTGAGCAGGCTGTACCACGTAATCACTGTATTAAACACGTGCCAACTAATCTAATATTTAGAGATGATGATGCTAAAGTATATCACAGAAGAAACTTAGATAACGGCTACGAAGGCTCTATATTACGTACTAATGATACATACGCTTGTAAACGTTCGCATAACTTACGTAAGTTCAAAGACTTCAGTGATGCCGAAGCTCTTATTGTTGGCTGGGTTGAAGGCGTTGGTAAGCGTAAAGGTACTATCGGTAAGTTTATGGCACAAGATGAAGATGGTAATTTATTCGGCATGCCTGTTATGAATAAGTTCAAGTATTTACAAGACAACTTCAAAAAAATGCAAGGTTATGTAGGTAAAATAGCTACGTTTACATACTTCGAACGTACAAAAGCAAATAGCTACAGACACCCATTATTTAAATGTATTAGAGATTATGAATAGAAATCAACAACAAATGTATAAGGACATTAGCGACTTAACTAAAGCTTTAACTAAACTAGTAAAGATATTAGAAAAAATGGCTAAACAACAATTATGAATATATTTTATTTAGATAAATGCCCTGTAAAAGCAGCACAAGTACAATACAATAAACATGTAGTTAAAATGATACTGGAGTCAGCTCAGATGTTATGTACAGCTCATCATTGTTATGGTGATAAATATCAAGTAGAAAATGTACCGTACAAACAAGCTCATTTAAACCATCCGTCAACAGTATGGACTAGACGTTCAAAGTCTACATACATGTGGTTATACAATCATATGATGGCTTTAGGTAATGAGTATACAAAACGATATGGTAAAACACATTTAAGCATAACTAAATGTAAAGACTTTTTAGCTATACCACCTAGACATATTCAAGGTGATGATTGGTGTCAACCACCACAAGCTATGCCAGATAAATATAAAGATGAATGTAGTATACAAGCTTATTGGAATTATTATATAGGCGAAAAACACATAGTAGCAAACCCTAAAACCGAAAAAATATATGAGCAAAGACCTAATAAATAGAATAAAACAATGGAATGATAAAAAATATGGTAACATTGATTATACTGATAGAACAATAATTATTTTAAAAACATTAAAACCAGAGGGGACTGTGACAACAGCCCCTAAATATAAAGAGTAATAGGCTAATGTCACAAAACAGAAACTTAAAATACTTAAATGATAATCGCATCGTTTACCGTAGACACCCAATAAATGATATACCAGATATAGATAATGAAGTGTATATGTTTTATTTAAATGGTACACATGAGTGTTATGAATTATTTAGAAGTAAAGCAAAAATAACTACATATAAATCATTAAAATGGCATTTATTAGTTTTGTGGTATTTAAATCCTAAACTTGATCAAGACATGTTTATAAAATTAGCTGAAATTATATGTAATAAGTCAAATAATTTTATTAGCTTTGCTATACATGATGAGTTATTACGTAAAATAGTATATGAAGTTAGCATGTTAGATTTAGATGAACCACCTAAAAATAAATTACGTAAAGTTATATTTAAACCTAACACATTAATTAGTAAAGAAGAAAAATTACGTATTGTAGGTGAACTAATAGGTAGAAGTAAACGTATTACTGAAGATGACATTTATAGTTGTATGCTAGAAATAAATAACAACAATGAAAAAATTACTATAGCAAAATTAGCTAAACTATTAAAATGTGCAAGCAGAACTATACATAGAAATATGTGTGAACAACTAAAAAGAGAAAAAGAATTATTAAATAAACAACTATGAAATATTATAATATACAAAACTATATTAGATACAAAAATGATGTAGAAAAATCAGTTAAACGACTGCCTAAAAAACAATGGCATGAATATACAAAAAAAGAATTAGAAATAAAATTTTTACCTTTAGTAGAAAACATAGCTAGAAAGTTTGCAACATCACAACAGGCTAGTGGCGTTATGAGTATATTAGACTTAATACAAGAAGGTAGCTTTGGCTTAGTAAAAGCTGTGCAAAGATTAGATATGGAAAGATTATTAGAGTCTGATGATCAAGAAAAAACATTAAAGTCTTTCTTTTCAAAACGTATTAAAGGTGCTATACGCAGAGGTATAGATATAAATAGAGGTAGCATAAGAATACCAGAACATAAACTTAACGAAATAAGAAAAAGCTTTGGCAAAGATAAAAAGACTGTTGCTATGTTTTTTAACAGTATATTTTTAAGTATTGATTCTGATTTAAATCAAGATGATAACTCTGTTTATGAAATACCTGACGAAACAGAACCATACAACATAGAGATGATGAATGCATATTTAACATCTTTGCTAAAACAACATTTAACGATGAAAGAATATGAAGTATTAAGAATGAGTTATGGTCTTGATTGTGATAAACAATCAGCTGCTAAAATAGCTAAGCATTTAGGTATAGAAGGCAGCAGTGCTTATGTACGTGTTTCACAGCTAAAAAAGCAAGCTGTAGACAAATTAATAGAAAACGTAGATCACTCGCAAGTGCTTGACTTTCTGTAAGTTACTAATGTAAATTAAATAAAAAACGTGTAATAATATATATACACCAAAACACCAAAATATGAAAGAATTAAACCAAAAGCTAGCTACAATTCAGACTGAATTAAAAGCTAAAAAATCGAGTTACAACTCATTCGGTAAATATCATTTTAGAAAAGCCGAAGACATTTTAGAGGCAACAAAGCCTTTCTTATTGAAACATGGCGTTACAGTTACAATTAATGAAGAACTAATAATGACTGACCCTGTTCCAACAATCAAATCAACAGCAACAATATCAGATGGTAAAGACAGTATAAATGCTACTGCCGTAGTCGGTGTAGACTTAAATCAAAAAGGTATGCAAACAGCACAACAATTTGGTGCTGCATCATCTTATGGTAAGAAGTATGCGTTAGGTAATTTATTCTTAATTGACGACACAGCGGACAGCGATGCTACTAATGACCACGGTAAGTCTAATGCTGTAAGCAAAATAAAACAAGCTGCAAAACCATCTATTACAAAACAACAATTAGCTCAAGCTAAAGATTATTTAGTAGCTGGAGGTAGTATTGATGCTATTGAAGCTAAATATAAATTAACAGCGGAAAACAAAAAAGAATTAATGTCAACTGCTAAATGAAAAAATTATTAATAATATTTTCTACAGTTTTATTTGTAGGATGTGTTGAAAACAAAAAACAAATGGACAAAGAACAAATACTAAAAAGACTTGAAAATGACGAAGATTATTATGGTGAGTTTGGTAATCAATTTTTATCTAACTCTCATATAAATAAGTTATTAAAAGATCCTTTAAATGTGTTTACACCTAGCAAGCCATCACCAGTATTTTTAATTGGTGGTTATTTTCACACGTGTATATTAGAACCAGACAAAATTAACAAATACAAAGTTGTTAAGTCTAGTACTAGAAACACAAAAGAGTATAAAGATGTTAGTGGTGGTGAGCTATGTCTACTGCAAAAAGAAGTAGACGAAATTGAGTTAATGAGAGATAAACTTATGTCTAACGATATATGTAAAGATCTAATCACACTAGGTAATGTAGATTATGAAGTACCTATGGTTGGTGAGTTATTTGGCAACATGTGGAAAGGTAAAGCTGATATCGTTAATCATGACGAAAAACTAGTTATTGACTTAAAAACAACTGCAGACATTGATAAGTTTCAATGGTCAGCGTCTAAATTTAATTATGATTCTCAGGCTTATATCTATAGTAAGTTATTTGGATATGAGATGCTATTCATAGTTATTGATAAAACCACGCATACAATAGGCATATTTGATTGTTCACCTGAGTTTTACAAGCGTGGTGAATATAAGGTGAGTAAAGCAAGTGAAGCTTATGACTTGTTTTATAAGACCAAGGATTTTGATCCTAAACAGTTTTTCATAAGCAAAACCTTATAAACCATTTTATTATGCCAAGAACTAAATCAAGAGTATGTAGCGTAAGCGGTATTAAAACTTCTGAAAACAATTTTTACAAAAACCAAAATCATGTAAAAGCTGTAGATAATTTAAGAAGAAATAGCGGCGCTACTAAAGAACAAATTATGAGAATGTTTAACCAAATAAATAATTATTAATTATGGCAAGTATTATTAAAACGAGTATTAACCTTAACAATATACCTAAAGATAAAATATATGCAGGTAAAAAAGGCAAGTACTTACCAATTACAATTACTTTGAATGATGAGCTAGATCAGTTCGGTAATCAAGGTCCTGTAGTTGTAGAACAAACTAAGGAAGAAAGAGATGCTAAAGCACCTAAGACTTACCTTGGTAATGTAAAAGTGGTTTGGACTAATGGTCAAAATGTTGACACAGCTCCAAGAGATATGAACTCAGCTCCAGCATCTGCTCCTGCTGCGGCTGAAGAAGATCTGCCGTTTTAATGAGTACAGAAGAGATCAATGGATTTGTGATTGATAAATTCAATCAGCATGGCCTAAAAGAAAATGCAACACAGGGGACTTGTCCCTTGTGTTCGCATACTAGGAAACCTAAAAATCAAAAAGCACAATGTGCTAGTTATGATTGGGAACGTGGTCTCGGTACATGTCACAACTGTAACACTACATTTCAATTACATACTTATCAACGTAAAGGATCTAGCGAAAGAGTTTATGTTAGACCTGATACACCAAAACAGTTTGATGAAGTAAGCACAAACGTTGAAACGTGGTTTGGAACAAGAGGTATATCAAAGCAAACACTTAGAGATCTTCAGGTTACTGAAGGTCCTGAGTTTATGCCTCAAACTGGTAAGCAAGAAAACACAATACAGTTTAATTACTTTATGGGTGATCAGCTTATTAATGTTAAGTATCGTGACGGTAGAAAAAACTTTAAGCTTTATAAAGGCGCTGAAAAAGTATTTTATAATATCAACAGTATTGTAGGTTATGATACTTGTGTTATTGTTGAAGGCGAGATGGATGTATTAGCGCTACACGAGGCTGGTATTAAAAATGCTATTTCAGTTCCTAATGGAGCTACGTTAAACAATAATAACTTAGATTATTTAGATAATTGTATTGATTATTTTGATGATAAGACTAGAATTATATTGGCTGTTGATGCTGATGAACCTGGTCAAATGTTACAGCGAGAGCTTGTTAGACGTCTTGGAGCAGAGGTATGTTACTTAATAGATTTTAACGGTAACAAAGATGCTAACGACTTTTTGTTAGAACACGGTGCTGAAGCCTTGCGTAATGCTATACATAACTCGCGGCCTGTGCCACTTGAAAATGTATCAACCTTAAAAGATGTAGAAGATGAACTTAGAGACTTTGTTAAAAACGGTTTTAAACCCGGCTATCAAATTGGACTTAAAAACTTTGATCAAATTTTTTCTACTTACACTGGTCAGTTCATTACTGTTACTGGTGTGCCTAGTAGCGGTAAGTCTGACTTTGTTGATCAAATGGTTGTCGGTTATAATAATAACTATGGCTGGAAAACTGCATACGCTTCGCCAGAAAATCAACCGGTATATCTTCATGCTCACAAGCTAATGCGTAAACATTGGCAAGATATGCCACGCGTAGATGATATTGGTAATGACAAATGGCAACAAGTAACTGATCATGTTAATGATAACTACTTTTTTATTGATATGGATAAATATAGTTTAGAAGCTGTATTACGTAAAGGCGCTGAGCTAGTTAAGCGCAAAGGTATTAAATGCTTAGTATTAGATCCATTTAATAAAATTAGAGATGTAGATGCTGTATCAGATGATGTAAACCGTTATACAATGGATTACTTAGCTAAAATTGAAGCTTTTTGTAAAAAGTATGATGTACTAACTTTTATTGTAGCTCACCCAACTAAAATGTACAAAGGTTCTGATGGTAAAATGGAAGAACCTACAATGTATAATATTAAAGGTGGTGGTGAATGGTACGATGCTAGTTATCATGGCTTGTTAGTACATAGAGATTATGACGCTAAAACAACTAAAGTAAAAGTATTAAAAGTTAAGTTTCAAAACTTAGGTGAAAATGGTGCTGAAAGTCATTTTACTTGGGAACCAAGATCTGGTAGTTTTGTACCTCATATAACTGATGAAGTTGAAACTGAGGTAATGCCTTGGGAATAATGTGGAAGTTTAAAAAATCAACAGGTAGAAAACCTCCGCAAAAATCTTGGTCACGAGAAGAGTTAAAAATTATTGGTTGGTGTATGGCTAGAAATATAAAAGTTAGCGTAATACCAGACTGGAAAAACAATGTAAGTAATTGGTTAATAGATATAAGTATAAACAATAAAATACATACAGATCCTAATAAGTATAGTGACGATCAAATAAATGATAAAGTATTAGAATATTACAAATACTATTACAAACCAAATACGAACGATAACGGATAATAATAATATGAATACAATAAATAACAAAAAATTTCGAAATGCAAACGAGGCATATGAATATATGCACGATCAAATAATACAAAATGGCGTAGACTTTGCAGGTACTAAAGCATTGTTTAACGTAGGTTTTTATATAACAAACCCATTAGACAATAAAATAATAAATAGAGAACGTAACTGGAAAGAGGATTACGCAATAGCCGAGTGGCAGTGGTACTTATCTGGCAATAACAATATAGAAGAACTTGGTAGATTATACGGTAAAGTACCTGAAATATGGAAACGCATGGCTGATGAACACGGTTATGTTAATTCTAATTACGGTTACCAATGGCAAAGAACTTGTTGGAATAATATCAGTCAACTAGATTATGTTCTTGATAAACTTAAAAACAATAAAGATACTAGACAAGCAGCAATATCTATATATGATTGCAAAGAGCATCCTAAATACAAAACAGATACACCTTGTACTTATGCTATTCAGTTTACAATATTACATGGTAGACTTGACATGTGTGTTACAATGCGTAGCAACGATCTTTGGTATGGTTTTTGTAATGATCAATATTGTTTCTCTATGTTACAAGGCTTAGTTGCGCATGAATTAAATGTTGAACCTGGTGTATATTATCATTTCGCACATAATATGCATCTATATAATGATAAGATATGACATATTGTATATACCATATACCTGGTGTAAAAATAGGTGTAACAAACAACGTTAAGTACCGTGTTGAACAACAACAAGGTTATTATGAAGACGAGTATGAAATAATTGAAATGTCAGAAGATATAAACTATATATCCAAAAAAGAACTCGAACTACAAAGACAATATGGTTATAACGTTGACGAAGAACTTTATAGTAAATTAAAATGTAATCAAATGAAAATAAACGTAACAGAAATGACTACGACATTCCCTTGTCCAGTCAATAAATTAAAAGGCAGACTACTAGATAACGTAGGCATGTCATGGGAGACCGCTTTTGGTCCTTGTATAATAACAGAAAAATCTATAGAGTGGATAATGAATAACATATCATCATCTAAATATAGCAATGAAAGATGTTATGTATACAACAGAGCTTTTGCTAGATGGTTTGATAATAACAATGCTCATAAAACTAGAGTTGGAGGTATTATGAGTGACAGTAGAAAAACCTGTGAAACAATGTGTAGGTTTGATAAAATTAGATTATGGGCTAATGAAAGAGGTTTATATGATAAAGGTGATCCTAAAACCCAGGCACTAAAATTAGTTGAAGAAGTTGGTGAAACTTGTAGAGCTATATTAAAAGAAAATTTACCAGAAACGATTGACGGTATTGGTGATTGTGTAGTTGTACTAACAAATCTAGCTGAGCTAACTGGTTATTCAATAGAAAAGTGTATTGACAGAGCTTATGAAGAAATTAAAAACAGAACAGGTAAAATGAGTAACGGAACATTTAAAAAAGATTAATATGAGTGATAGAGAAATAATGGACGGCAAAAACGGTATCATGTGTAGACAGTCTTATGGCTTTCGTGATCCTGTAGTTAAAAACGTAGTTGACAAATTTGTTAAACGGTCAGACGTAGGTTATGAAAAGTACAACAATACATTAGACGATGAACGTAGATTTAAAATGAAAAATTTACAAGGTTATCTAAACGATATACAAGAAGAGCTTATGGATGCAATACTGTACATACAAACAGCCCGTGAAGAGCTTCGTGATTTGTCTGAAGAAGCTTTGATTGATAAAATCAAGTACGATGAAGAAGAAATTTAAACGTAAGCGTGGTCCTGTCAGAAGTAAAAAGGTTACTTTTGACGGGATTACATTTGCATCAGGTTTAGAACGTTACATGTATCAAGTCTTGAAGAAAGAAAAAATATATGCAGAGTACGAAGGTATGACTTTTGAACTACAAGAAGCTTTTGAGTTTGACGTTAACTCATATGAGCGCCAAGCAAACGGTAAAGGTGAAATGGTAAATAGAGGTCAAAAAAAAATACAAAGTATTAAATATACTCCAGATTTTATAAGTCCTTCATTTATAATCGAATGCAAAGGTAGAGCAAATGAAAGTTTTCCAATACGATGGAAAATGTTTAAAAAGTTTGTTAAAAATGAGATGCCATATGTAACTTTATATAAACCTCAGAACCAAAAAGAATGCGATAAAGTAATAGAATTAATTAAGAAAAATAATGAAAGAAGATTTAAATAAAAAAATATTATCTGACCTAACTGTGCACATGAAGTATGCAAAATATATACCAGAGTTAAACAGGCGTGAAACATGGGAAGAGCTTGTTACTCGTAATAAAGAAATGCATCAAAAAAGATACCCACAGTTAACAGATCAAATACAACTAGCTTATAAATATGTATATGAAAAAAAAGTTTTACCATCTATGCGCTCGCTTCAGTTCAGCGGTAAGCCGATCGAAATTAGCCCAAATAGATTATATAATTGTAGTTACTTACCTATTGATCATGTCGATAGCTTTAGTGAGTGCATGTTTCTTCTTCTCTCTGGTTGTGGAGTGGGTTATTCAGTTCAAAAACACCATATCAACCTACTCCCTTGCATAACAAAACCATTTAAAGGTAGAACACGTAGGTTTGTTATTGGAGATAGTATTGAAGGTTGGTCTGACTCAATTAAAGTTTTAATCAAGTCTTATTTAGGCTCTAAGAGATCATCTAAGATAAAATTTGATTATTCTGATATTAGACCAAAGGGAGCTAGGCTCGTGACCTCTGGTGGTAAAGCGCCGGGACCACAACCATTAAAAGAATGTTTAGTAAAAATTAAAGGAATATTAGATGCAAAAGAAGATGGTACAAAACTTACGACGCTTGAGGTCCACGATATTGTCTGCCATATTGCAGATGCTGTTCTTGCTGGAGGAATCAGAAGAGCAGCGCTTATATCGTTATTTAGCGCGTATGATGATGAAATGATTTCATGTAAATCAGGTAATTGGTGGGAAACAAACCCACAGCGTGGTAGAGCAAACAACTCTGCTGTCTTAATAAGACATAAAATAACAAAGGAATTTTTCTTAGATTTGTGGAAACGTATTGAATTATCCGGAGCTGGTGAGCCTGGTATATATTTTAACCATGATAAAGATTGGGGTACTAATCCTTGTTGTGAGATTGCGTTAAGGCCATATCAGTTCTGTAACTTGTGCGAAGCCGCAGCATTTATTGGCACGCTTCAAGCAGGTTATACGGAATTCCACTATCTAAGAGAAATATGGCAAGAAACAACAGAGAAAGACGCACTTATAGGTGTGTCAATGACAGGAATCGGGAGTGCCGCTGTGCTCCAGCTGGATATGAAGGCCGCTGCAAGTATAGTAAAAAGAGAAAATACAAGAGTAGCAAAGTTAATAGGAATAAATCAAGCAGCTAGAACAACTTGTATAAAACCAGCAGGAACAACATCTCTTGTACTTGGAACATCATCTGGTATACACGCGTGGCATAATGATTATTATATACGTAGATTACGTGTAGGTAAAAACGAATCTATATATAAATATTTAAAAATACATAATCCTGATTTAGTGGCTGATGAGTATTTTAGGCCACACGATACAGCGGTTATAGAAATACCACAATCAGCACCAAAAGGCTCAATACTAAGAACTGAGTCTGCTTTTGATTTGTTAAAACGTGTAAAAAAAGTTGCAACAGAGTGGGTTAAACCAGGTCATAGAACTGGTAGTAACACACATAATGTATCTGCAACTATAAGTTTAAAACAAGAAGACTGGAAAAAAGCAGGTGAATGGATGTGGGAAAATAGAGACTGTTATAATGGTCTTTCAGTACTACCATATGATGGTGGTACGTACACTCAAGCTCCTTTTGAAGATATAACTAAAAAAGAGTTTGATAAAAGAGTCAAGAGTTTAAACTACATTAACTTGTCTAATGTTGTAGAAATGACTGACGAAACAGATCTATCAGGTGAATTAGCTTGTGCCGGTGGATCTTGTGAAATAACAAGCTTATAACTAAAACAATTATTATGAAAAAACTATTTTTAATGGCAAGTCTTATTTTTGCCGTAAACTTATGTTCTGCGCAGTTTGTAGCTGTAACAACTATTAACATGCCAGAAGATGATGCAGAATGGGAAATGTCAAACCTTACTGATAACATAGGTATTGGTTATATGTTAAAAGATAACATAATACTAGGCCTTGTTAAAAACGGAGAAGAGTACGATATGTGGGGTAGATACTACTTTAGCAACTGCTACGCAGCTATACAAGCTCCAACTGAAGAATCAATGGATAATATGATGTTTGGTGTTGGTTATTCTTTTATGGTTTACAAAAACCTATGTATTGACCCAAACTATATGATGTCTACAAAAGAAGATTCAGAAGGTAAGTTTAAACTAGGAATATCTTATAAATTTTAAATAAATTAAATATGAGTTTTAATAAATTAAATTCACTCTTTGATGAATTACAAGACACGGTTAACGATTGTCAAACTGATGTTACAAAATTTATCGATGGAAATAACTCTGCAGGAACGCGAGTTAGAAAAGCTATGCAAGCTATAAAAGCTCTAGCTCAAGAAGTTAGGATTGAAGTTCAAGATCAAAAGAACAGACAGTTCTAAATTAATAAAGGGGAGTTAATTACTCCCCTTTTTTTTTATACCAATATAAACAAGTAATGGAACTATTGCTGAAGCTAAAAGCTTAAATAAACATATAAAACACATATAATTAAGAAACGTAGTCAGGATTTGGAGTACCATCGCTATTATAAGGTTGATCGTTTTTCTTACCACCTTTACCTCCCCTAGTAACGTTTTTTGTTGAGCTTTTTGGAGATATTCTTATTAAGCTTTGTAACCAAGTAGGTACAATACCTTTTTTCTTAAAAGGTGATTTAGCACAGAATTTTTTACTAAAATTTGTCATATTATTTTATATTTAGTTTTACCGTCTTCTTTATATGCTTTTAAGCATCTATTTCTATTTTTCTCAGGTGACACATAACTAACATGCACCCAGTTAGGATTATCATCATCACCAAACTCCCATATCATTTGATCAAAATCTAAATTATCTTTAATCCAGTGATACATTTCTGCATTGCTAGCGTGACCAAACGTGTCGTCTATATCCATAGCTTGGCCTTTACAATGTTGTGACGTTCTAGAGCCTCCTATTGCTGTGTTTAACTCTGGTGATCTATAAAAACTATTTATTTTTATTGGTCCACCAACCCATTTTCTAAGAGGTTCAAACACTTTTTCTGCTATTATTTCCATAAAATGAAGTTGATCATCTCCAGGAGTGTTATCTATTCCTCTTCTTAATGCTGTATTACTATGTACAGCTTCTTTATAACTTATGTGCTTACTTATCATGATATTTGTTTTACTATTAAACTAACGCCTGTAACAACTGTTATAGCTGTTGTGCTAGCGTCAGAACTTTCTTCTTTCCAAACTACAAGTCTCCAATAGTACTGCGTTGCTCCTTGCTCTACTAAAGTTTGATTAGTTGTTGATCCTTTTCTTATGTTACCATTACCCCTATCATATATAAAAGAAACAGAAGGGTTGTAATCAGACCAAGTCATCGTGCTACCGTTGTGTGTACCTCTTTGAAGTTTTACACCACTTAATATCCTATTGTTAGCCACGTTTGTATTACTTAAAACGTTCCACTGATACTCATAATCACCTTGAGTTGCTGAGTACCAAGAGTAAGTACTATTTGAAACACCTGTTATACCACTTGCGCCAGTTAAAACTATACTATTACTAGAAGAAGTTAACTGCTCAGTGTCATAAGGTATTACAACAGCGTGAGCCTCACCATCAGTAGCACTAGTAGTTGTAGTTCCAGATGCGCTTACTAAAGAATAATTTTGTATAATATTAGCAGAGTCTTGTTTAAATAATTTACCATTAGCGTCTACACTAACAATATGACTTTGTGTAGTTTCAGATAAATTTTCTAAGTATACATCACTACGAAACCTAGATATTAGGTTAAATATATGTTGGCCTATAAATTTCATTAGTAAGTTATTTTAATATCTACTTTTTGACTTGCGCTAACGCTGCTTAATTTAAATTTAAGCGCGTATATAGTGGTATCATACTGTAGTTCATCTTCGTTTAAAACTAAAGTAACACCACCAGGTATTACAACATCATGTAGCAAATAAACGTCTGTACCACTAGACGGCACAAGAAATAAATCTATAGTACAACTATCGCCATTAGCATCAAAATTACAAATAGTAATACATTTTGGTGAACTACTAATTATTTGAGCAGCATTATTACCATCTGGAGTTTCTATAGCGGCTAACGTCTCAACATTAGTTGTATCTATATTAAAATACTTAAAAGCCGACATTTACTATGTTCTAGAAAAGAAGAAGTACTCTAAAGTAGCACTTGCATTTTCAGCGTCAATAGTAATATCACCAGCAAAATCATAAGGAAAAAACATAAACTCTCCTTGTTTTAAAGTACCAAGTCTTGTTGCTGCACCAGCTCCTTGCATTTCAGCTGCTGATGATCCAGAAGCTTCAAAACCTATATAAATATCATAGTCAGCTGAACTAGTGTTTTTCATATATATTAAAGCGCCGTGCGTACCAGCTGTATCACCTTCAGCTTGCAAAGCGTCTGTAAAAAGACTTGCTGCTGAATCCGATATTGTTTGGTTTGCTGATTTAACAGTAACTATTGTTGGTGAAAATGATTGAGACAAAGACAAAGCCATACTCAACGGACCAGGACTTGCAGTAGCTGTTGATGAGTTAGATGTTATTGTCAACGTTGATGTAATTGTTGCCATAATTTTTTTGTTTTATTGTGTTATTAATTTTCTTTTTACAGTACCATCACTATAAATATATAGTAGTACTTTATTTTTTATTATTTTTGTTGGTCTGCCTAGTAAATCTGTAACAGCTACTAGTTTCTTTTGTTCGTATCTATTTTGTACAGGGCCAGACCAAGTACCTGTACAATAGTCATATGTTGCTTGACATATAGTATCCCACTCGTTTTCACAGCAATAAGGATCTACTTCTATAACCCAAGCGTAACACTCATCATTGAGCCAGTAAGGAAAGCCCGCACCAGTAATACAACCAGCATCGTATAGACAAGATAAAGTATCGTTAACATTAGCAATTGGTTCGTAGTTATACGCGTTTGGATCCATGCAACCCATAACCACTTCGATACACGAACCGTTATCCGTGTTAGCAAGTGGATCGTAATTAAAGGCCAAACTATCCATACACCCATAAATAAAAGCAATACAACTAAAGTCCTCCGTGTTTGCTTGTGGGTCGTAATTAAGCATAGAAGGATCCGTGCAGCCATATATGTAAGGTATACAAGAATTATTGTCACTATTTGCTAAAGGGTTATAATTAAACATTGTTGAATCAGTACAGCCAAAAACATAAGGTAAGCAACTACCATCATCAGTGTTTGCGTTTGCATCAAAGTTAAACATTGTAGCGTCAGTACAACCATATATAAATGGCACGCAACTTCCATCATCAACATTTGCGCTAGAGTTATAATTAAAAGCTAAAGGCTGCATACAACCTAATATTACAGGCACACAACCACCATTATCTAAATTAGCTAAACTATCATAATTAAATGCAGTACTATCAGTACAACCCCATATTGCCTCTGTTTGGCAATCACCGTTATTATAGTCAGCTATGTAACCTTGAGTGTAATATTCTAAAAACTGTGGATCTGTACAGCCAGGTTCATAATAACAACTACCATCGCTAGTATTTGCTGTGTTATCATAGTTATAAGCTGTAACATCCATACAGCCATAAACATAAGGTGTACATATAGTAGGACAATTTGGTAAAGTTATATACTTATCTGGAAATAACATTATTCTGTCACTCCAAGGATTTGTGCCACCAGAAGCTATAACAACACCTTCTGGGTTTATTAATCTAAAACCTATTTGATCTATTGTAGCGTCAGAACTTGTTTGTGAGTAAGCTCTAATTGTAACTGGGTGGTTTGATTTTAACTCTAGATTTATAGTTTCAACAAAAGAACTTATGTTAGTGTAAGGACCATATGAGTTACCTAATTGATTTACTACAACGTAAGCACCTAACCAACCATCACCTCCTCCATCAGTAAGCTCTAGTACATAGCCACAAGTATCTTCCATAAGTGGTGTGTTAGCCATAGGGTTAAAATCAAACATAGTACTATCCATACAACCTATTACCCTAGGTGTAACACATAACGCTGGATTATCTATGTCAGCAGCTGGATTAAACTCTAAATAAGCTGGATTAGGACAACCAACAACAGGTATCCAGCTACAGTCTTTCATTACAAAAACATCAGACGTATCACCATGACCAAAGTTTAAATTATCACCTGGCGTTAAACTATATATAGTATCACCACACTCATCTGTGATTAAAGCATAACCATCAACTCCGCCAAAGCAACTACCACATATACCATCACCATACGAATCATATATCATAAATCTAATTGTATCACCTATTGGTACGCACAATGTTTCAGTATATATGTTACCAGTACCTGTATTGTAAAAATAACCTTGTGGTACACTATACAAAATACTATCATCTTGGTTTACAATACTCATAGATGTTTCACCAGCGTATGTGTCAGGTATAAACTCAATTGTTATAGATGTTTTTGTAGTATCTTCACAATCATCTTGTGGCGGCGGTATTGCTAAGCAAACATCAGGTATATTAGCTAGTGGATTATAATTGTCATATGAAGGGTCCATACAACCTTCAATACATGTAAATTCGTTTGCATATATTGTATCTGTAAAAGTACCATCAGCCATTTCTAAAACCATCCAAAAACCTTCTGAACTAGCAAAAGGATCACCTGGACTATAGTTATTAGCAAACAAATAATTTGTATCTAACTGATCATACCAAGCCCAACTAAACGTGTTGTAAGGTGTGCCTCTGTGTATATTAGCTACAGCACAACCACTATCTAATGAGTTCCACTCAACCCATGTTCTAGCATAACCATACATACAAGTGTCAGTAGCAGTTAATATTGGCGCACAGTTTTGTGCAAAACTAAATATTGGTAACAGTATTAATAATAGTATTTTTTTCATTTTAATCTTCTCCACATTTTTTCTTTGGGTTTCCAACTTGTACCCAGTTTTCTTTTTTAAACCAGTCTCTTAGTGTAGCGCCTTTTTTACGAGCGCCTTTTACATTTGTTTTAGATGATCTTCTATATTTACCTTTTTTACCAGCTTTACTTTTAGCACTTGCCAAAGCTTTTCTTTCAGACTTAGACATTGAACGTACTTTGTCAGCTGGTAAACAAACTTTTTTAGTACCACCGCCTTTTTGTTTTTTAAGAGCTGGTTTTGGTTTATAACAACTACCAGGCTCTCCTTTTTTAGTTCCAGGTTTTCTTACATAACCAGCTTTTGTCCAACAAGGTAGCGGACTATTTTCTTCAAACTTAGATTTAATATCGTAAGGCATTATGACTTTTTCTTTTTACCACCAGTACCCCAATTAGCAGCACCTCTTTTTCTACATTGAACTAACTGACCAGAAGCATAAGCACTAGGCCAAACTTTAACTCTTGATTTTACCTTGTGATAACAAGCGTCTTTTTTACCTTTCTTTTTCTTTTTAGCAAATGGTGATATACCAGGTAGCGTATTTGTTTCACACTCACACTCTCCTGGTGGTTTACCACACGAACCAGACTCCATAGCCATAGCTTGTATTCTATCAGCTTGTGAAGCGTGCATCTTAGATGCTTTTTTAAGTTCTTTTACTATTTTTTTTAATTTGTTGTTTTTTAGTTTAAATGCCATATCTTATATTTTTAACATTTCCATCTACGTCTAGCGGCTTTACCTCTTTCACCGGTCCAACCTTTTGATCTAGCGCAGAACGATTTTCTTCTTTTTGCCGCTTTACTACCTGGTTTTACTTTACCAGTAACAGCTGTTTTTAATTTACTACCTGGGTTTTTACGTCTATATTCTTTTACACCTTTAGCTGTCATTCCAGCTCCTTCCTTTACAGTTCTAAAATTACGCCCTTTACCTTTAGTTGTTTTTCTAGGTTCACTAGATTTTTTACGTTTACGTTTACGTTTTTCTAAAGGTGACTCTGCGTCTATGTCTATTTTCCTTAAAAAAGGATTATTAAGTTGTTTAAATGGCATAATTAAAAATCACTCATTATTACTTCGTCTATTTTTTCTTGTACTTCTTCTTTTGTTGCTGTTAATGTAAAGCTAAGATCAGCTTGAAACCTAGCAACTTCTTCTCCGTCTTTAAATATTATAATCGTAGGCACAGACGCTATTTTATATTTTGCTTGCGCTTTGGTATCTTTACCAACATCTGTATAACCTATAGTTTTACAGTCTTTTAAACTTTGTACCCATGGCACATCATTGGCTTTGTTCCAACCAGCGTTAAACTGTACTACTTTTATTTGGCTAAAACAAACACTACATAACAACATTAAAATAACTATTAACATGTACATGGTTCGTGTTTGCCAGTTAATGTTATCTGTCATAAAGCTTATCTTCTATTTTTTCTAAAGTTTGTTTTATTTCTTCTACATCTTTCTGTGTAGTCATAATAGTATTACGTATCATTTGATCTTTCATATCAAACTCCATACGCGTAACTTCTGGGTCCGGTGGTGGAGGTATAACAGGTAGTTCTTTTGCTTCTGCTATATCTGCTTGTAAAGCAAACCACATACCAACTATAGTAGCAATACCAAAGCCTAAAGCTATTATTGTCTTTATACTTAATTTAAAAGACGTGTCTTCATTTAATTCTTTTGTCATTTTAAAAAATTGTGTAATTCATTCCTAGTTTAAAATCGTACCACTCACGATTCCAGTACTTGTTATATTTACCTTCTACAAAATAACCTAACTGCTTGTTTACTTTTACGCCATATATTAAACCACCTGAGTAATCATACCACTGACCATCAACATAATTATGATAACTAAATTCACTACCATCATCATAATGGTAAGGCATCAAGCTACCCCAAGCGTGTAACCAAGTATTTTTGTTGTATTTATAATAATCAAAACCTACAACAAAAGAGTGTTGTATTGTTTTCTTTAGTTCATTTCTTTTCTTTTGTGTATAATCAGATAAAACTTGTGGTATTACTACAGCTTCCCATACTTCAGCGCTAGTAGCTACTACATTACCACTTGGATCTGTATATATTGAATTAGCCACATCGACGTTGTAACCTTCTTGTAAAGCTAAATAAGTATAATGTATATTACCATTACTTAACATCCACTCATCTAAAGCATTGTAACCATATGGTTCTGCAAGACGATGTACTAAGCCTACGTTCCAAGACAAATGTCTACCATCTCTATGTCTATATCTTTCTGACATCTCAAAGTATTTTACATCAGCAAAACCGTCTTCAAGATACTCTAGTTTTAAAGCAAAAAAGTTTACACACAACTCATCAGGGCAACCCTCATCAGAACTAAACCTAATAAAGTGATGTTGGTCCATGTAGTTTTTACCCTCTTGCCTTTTGTAATCTACTTCAAATAAATATTCAACTCCTTTAACTTTACCAACAGTGGCCGCATCACTGTAATTAGATTCCGTTCCATCATAAAAAGTCTGAGCTTTATTCTCATATCCAAATCTAGCTATTTTACGTAAACCTATGGTCAAGTTATAATCATAAGGAGTTGATATTGTTTGAGTAGATAAACCGTTATCTACAGAAAAAACATCAACATCAGACAATGATGTTCCACCATTTACGGCAGCATAAAAAGTAGAAAACTTTAAAAGCTTTCTAAGTTCTTCACTATCAAGAGTTTGCGCTGTTACTATGTTTGATACAAGTAGTAGCAATATTATTAGTCTTTTCATCATTGTTATATAGTCACTTATTTTTTTAAATCTTTACTTTTTATATCCAGGTTGATGTTGTGGTACGTTACATGTTCCAGCGTCAGTAACAGCAAAATTACCACATCGTTTTCCGTTTTTCTTTATAAAGCTACACTTTTTCATTTTAGCTTTTTCTTCATCACTAGCATGATATTGACATTTGTCACCAGCTTTATCAACAGGAACAGTACATCTTTGTCCGTTTGATTTTACAGCCGCACAAGTATTAACATCTTTACCCTCACCTTCTTTTTCTTTTTTAATCTCTTCTTCAACTACAACATCAACTTTATCTTGAGCAACATCAATTTTTTCTTGTTTCTTTTCTTCTTTTTTTCTTTCTTTAACTTCTACATTAATTTTTTTTGCTTTGGTTTCAACACCAACATCCCAAGTATTCCAACCTAAAGCTAAAGATAAGTTTTGCCACCATTCATTTTCATCAGCAGATATAGCTAATAAGTTGTTTATTTTATTAACAGCCCTATCTAAAGGTATGTTTGTTAAAGCAGAAACTAAATTAGCAACAGATGACCAAGCTGGGTTTTGTGGATCCCATAAATCCATTTCAGCTATAGCACCTTCATTTAATTGCTGTCCTTTTATTGAGCTATATATTTTTCTAAGTTTACTACCAATAGTAGGTGAGAAGTTAGCAAACTCTAAAACGGTATAAGTATGATCAGCGTTCCAACCTCTTTTATCTTGTTCTTGAAATTCAAGTACTCCGTTTTTAACAGTAGCAACAACAGTACCAGATAATCCCATACCATTAAGTATACTATCAACCATGCTATTTATAACTCTATCTGTAGACTTATCCCACTCTTCATCTTCTTCGCCAAGTTTAGCATACAGCGCTTGTTGTAAACCTGTAAACATTAAGTTTTGTACAACACCATAATAAGCAATTTGTCCTATATGTTCAGCTGGATTACCCCTGTTGTTTTTAAGGTCTTGTGCTGCTCTAAGTATTTTTCTAGTATACTGCATTGGCGTGTTTTTAAACGCGAGTATTAACCTACCTAAACCACCAGTCTGCTGTTGTGATAACATGTCTTGTCTAGATGACTGCTGACCTGTTTCTGTTTCTAATACAAATTTTTCCATTGCTATTTGATCAGCAATTTTTCTTATTTCTTCTTTAGTTAAATCCGCTAGATTTCTACCACCTAATATACGATTAAGCTCTGTACTAGTTACTAAATCTTTATACTGTGCTTCACTTACTAAAACATCTAAACCTTCTGGCGTAGACATAGCGGTTTCATAATCTATAGATTCTTTGTAGTCATAAAGCATTTCGTAAATAGCATCACCGTAGTTTCTAACATAACTAGCACCACCTGATGCAATAGCAAAACTATCAGCAATTTGTGTAGGTAAAAACCCTTTTTCTAATAACCAAGCTACAGCTGCTTTTGCTTTGTTATCTGCTTTTTCTACAGCTGCCATTAACTCAGCTTCATTAATACCACGTTGCTGACCTTTTCTTCTTGAAACTAAGTATTTAGAGTTCCATAACATTGCAAAGTCTTTCCAAAACTGAGGTTGATTAGCAAAAGCTTTGGTAGCATTAATAATATTATTTGGACCAGTCATTTTAATATAGTTAAAACTAGATATAGTTTGCAATATAGCAGATCTACCATTTAAAAACATAATAGCACCAACAGAGTTATTTGTCCATTTATTGTACATGTCCGTAACTCTATCAACTTTAGCAAAAGTTTTACCTTGTGATCTACCAGTTTCCATACGATCTAACATATTTTCTAAAGCCTCTCTAAACTTAGAACCATGTACAGCTTCTATTTTATTTAAGTTTTCTTCAGAAAATATTTCGTTTTTATTCTTTACAAACTCAGCCATAGCTTCAGATCTACCGCTTTCGTTTATTGCTTGTGTAATATCACTAGCTATATTTTCAACAGTCCAATATTTACCAGCATTAACATAACCGTCTTTCATCCCGGTTAAAGCACCTAGTTGGTTAGCAAAAGTAATTAACTCTTGGCTAGAAGCAACTTGGTTTACTAACAGCTCTCTATCTCTTTTGCTTATACCAGGTATTTCAATACCATTTTTATCCCAAAGATAAACTCTTACGGCGTGGTCAATAGTATACATGGTTTCAGTTCCGTCTGGTCTTTGTATTTTTTCTCTCAAAGATCTTCCTATTTTAGGTAGTTCTTTTTTTAGCTTGTTATATTTTTCAGTTATTTCTACCTTTTTTTCATTTACTTTTATTTCTCCACGAGAGTATGGATCAATAAGTTTTTCTTTAAACCAAGCCATTTGGTATTCACCAATATCACCTTTACCTAAAAATTGATATAATAAACCTTTAAAATCTTCAGCCGAATAAGGTATAACGTTATTAAATCTAAAAGAGCTTTTACCAATATTTTCTAGTTTAGCTCTTGCTCCAGAGTATCTTTTATTTCTATCAACACCAGAGGTTTGTTCAATAAAAATATTCATTGTTTCGTTGTTAGTCTTACCACTAAACTTAACATGTGTTTCTCTATGTTCTGGTCTAACTAAAACAGATTTACCTCCGTCAGCAATTAAACCTGTAGGATACTTCATAAACATTTTGTCAACAGCGTCTACGTTTGAAAAAGCATCATCAACAAAAAATATATCATTAAAACCAGTCCATATAAGATTTTCTTCTATCCAATCAGCTTTTGCCTCACCAGTACTATTACCTAAACCTACAATGTTTTCTATAGGTAAATCAATGCCTTCAGATTTTAACCAAGCTTGTATTGCTGGCGCACTTTCTTTTGCTCTTGCTGTTAGTATATAAACATTATCAACGCCATATCTTTCTACTTGTTTTTTAAGTTTTGGTAATAATGGACCAGGTTTACCATCTGTTACTTTGTTAAAGTCAGAAAAGTCCATTGTCCAACCATCGTTTACTAGTTGCTCGCCTATGTTTGGCCACTCAGCAGATGATATTTCTTTAGTAACACCGTCTTTAGTTGCTATAACAACATTGTCACTAATACCAACAGTTTCGTCAAAATCAAATACACTAGCGCCTTGCGCTTCTGCGACATTATTTCCTTTGTCTATAATATTTTCTATAGCAACTTGTCGCTTTCTGTCTCTTTCATTTTTAACATTGTATTCTCTAGTTATAGCATCTACTTGTTCTGTAATCGCATAGTCAAGCCTAAACTCATCATAGCTTCTAC